CGAAAAAAGCTAAAAAATACAATTGTAAAACGCAATAAATCAAGTTGGTCATAGAATAATCTGTTCAAATCTGTTCTTAACTGTTTTTATCGGTTGAGAACAGATTTTTTTGTTTTGTGGGCAAATCGTGGGCAAAGACCTTTGATTTGACCAGTTTTGACCTCTTTTTCAAACCTTGCCCACAAAAAGCTTGAAAGTTGGCTTGTGGCCTAGAAAAATCATAGGTGGGAAAATTCGCCATTGTGGGCAAACCGTTGACACCAAACATCGGCCATGATAGAATCAAGTCAGATGAATGGACTAAGTGAGCAAAGGAGTGATATCATGGGTACCATTAGAAAAAGAGGCGACAAGTGGTCGTATCGAGTTGACCTTGGTGCTGTCAATGGTAAGCGTGTGCAGAAAGAGAAAGGCGGCTTTGCCACAAAGAAAGAAGCGGCTGCCGCAATGACTCTTGTAGAAAATGAACTGCTTAAAACAGGTGAATATGTAGAAGCAGAACAAAAAATTACAATGCAACAACTATATGAAGAGTTCATTGAAGAGGAGGCTCCGCTGACTCGAAAATATACAACCATTGTTCGCTACAAGTCACTTTATCGAAATCAAATAGAACCTGAATTTGCTTCAAACTATCTGTATCAAATTACAACTGAACGAATTCAAAAATTTATCAACTATAAAGTTAAAGAAGAGAAAAATAAAATGTCTGGTCATTCTGAACAAGGGCTAAGTGCGGCTTATGTTCGCAGTGTTTATAATTTTCTTCTTGTGTTATTTGCTCTTGCAAAGAAAAAGAAATATATCAAAACCAACCCAATGGACGATGTGACTCCGCCAAAAGACTATCGTGCGTATGGCAAGGAGATAAGATATTATACTCAGCCGCAAATCGAATGGATGGATAAACGATTCCAATCAACAAATCTATACACTGCTTACCAACTTGGTTTATATCTCGGTGTTCGTGTGGGAGAGTGCTTTGCACTGCGATTCAGCGATATAGACTGGGACAATAAAACCATTCAAGTTGGGTGTCAGCTTCAATTCCAAGATAAAGTATGGAGCCTTGTCTATCCTAAAACACCAAACTCTTTGCGCAGTATAAAAATGAATCAAAAACTAATCGACTATCTGAAAGCCCTTCAAAATAAATACGCAAAAAATAAAGAGCTGTTTGGTGCTGGATGGAAGGGAAGTAACAAGGTCATGGATCGTCGTCCAGAGTTTTATGGAAAGCCAGCTGTGTTAATTACCGTTGATGATTTTATCAATGTTAAACCAAACGGCGAAATGTATGTGACTAGCTCAGATAAAACTCTTGCTCGCATTTGTAAGAAAGAAGCTGGGTTTGATTTTAAATTCCACTATCTCCGCCATACCCATGCTACCATTCTTGCAAATAAGGGTGTCAATCCACGATATGTTATGGAACGTTTAGGACATGGCAAGATCGACGTTACTCTTAAATACTATACCCATATTACAGACGAAATGCATGAGCAAGTTGCAGCTATTATGGATACGGTTATGGGAGAACAGGAGGTCTTTGATAGAAATAATAAAATCAAGGACGGAGAAGATATTTCTGAAATGGCAATTCTTCCGGATACAGAAGATAATGATGAAAAGGAATGATTGATTCTATAAGGTGCATAATCAATTCTACGCATTTTGTTTGCTATCGCTTACAGCCTGTGATATAATATAATCAAAGAAAAACGGAGGCGAGAACTATGACGAATCCTTCTGTGAACTACGAAGCTAAAAAGAGGATCGTACAGGCTGGCGAGAGCCGCATATGTAATAACTGGGTCAAACACACAGATATCACGCCACAGGACTTCCTAGATGCATTAGAATGGGTGTGCGAAGATCCGTTTGATGAAGAAGGTCGTATCACTCGCGAAATCGGTCTGGAACAGAATAGAATTGTTCGCCTTCAAGTTTTTAGAGATGATAGTACCGGCCTTATGAGCCTTGTGGATATCGAAGTACTGAAGAAACCATTACCGCATCGTTGGGAAGGCGCATGGTTTGCTGACGGATTCTACCGCAAGATTTTGTTGTCTGCAAAAGAACGGGTATAAAATAAATCAGGAGGATATCAACGATGACTATGTGTGAGAAGCTCGGTTTCAAATCTGTAGTGCGATACAAAGGTGTCTCCATGAACGTTGATATGGATGCTGTTGTAGAAGAAGCCGAGAGACAAATTAAAAAACAACACGATCGTGACGTAGAACTATCAAAAGGCACCGGCATTGTTGATCCATACTCTCATTATAGCGACGAAATGATGTATCAGCTGGCGTATGAAGTTATCACTTGGAAGATGCTTAGTGCCGAAGCAAAGCGACAGTTTGACGCGACTGGTGAATATGACTATATTGATGCCCTTGAACCAATGTCTATGGAAAAAGAAGATGCTATTATTAAAGCGCTTCGAAATCTTCGCAAGCAATATGTCATGTACGAGTTAAATCGTGATACTCCTGAGCACGAACAAAATTATTTTGAATATAAAGCGAGACATGACCATCTTTGTGAGCTAAGAAAACCATTTGTAATGCGGAAAGACCCGAACTGGATGTATAAGCTTGGGCCACTACCTGAAGAGGAAAAGTAATATGAAACCAGATGATGGTCGTCCAGCTAAAACTACAAGATGCGACAAAAAACGTAGTGAATCTATTCTAAAAAAGCGCAGAGAACAATATATCGGCTCTGTCATAAATGGATGGAAAATAACTGACGTTTATAAAAAAGAAGGAGAACGAGATTATTTTTGTACTGGGCTTTGCCCTTTATGTAATCGTCCAGCAGAGATGCGTTTGTCTCAAGTGAAGAAAATCAACAAGTGTAAGAAATGCACGAATAATATTGCCAAGCCTACTGAGGCAATTAAAAAGATATCAAACGTAGACGGTTCTAGCTTAACGTCTATAAAGGCGCGACTCGAAGGAAAGATAAATCGCAATTCGACCACTGGTGTGACGGGTGTTTGCAAAGATGGTAGCAAGTATAAAGCGGCCATAACATTTAAAGGCAGGCGAATCCACCTTGGTATGTATGAAGATATTAACGATGCAATCAAAGCACGAAAAGAAGCTGAGAAGATGATATATCAAAAATATATTGATCAGCATCCTAATTGGGAACAAGAGATGAAGGAAGCTCTTAAAGCAATGAAAGGTGACAACTCTAATGAACAATCCGGCAATACTTGATATCGCACTCGGTTTTATTCTACACAAACATAGCCGGGATGAATTCGGTCGTAAAAATAATAAAGCGCAGGCCATTCGTGAGATGTCAGACGAAGAGCTTGCAGCACTCTTAAATGAGCTTGTCGCGCAGCAAGATAATTGCCCTCACACGGTTGGCGGCTGGAAAGAATGGTTGTCTGAGAAAATAAAATAAATGCTAAAAAATGGGGTACCAGTCCAATTAAGGATTGATACCCCATTCGTTTTATATCAGCTCAATATCACTCGGCTCTACATAGCCCGATACATTCACTGAGATTGGATACTTTCCGATGCGGCTCTCAAGATTCGTCACTCGATAACGCCCGTTTACAAGTTTCCCATCAAAAATATACCATTCACCAGAGCGGCGCATACCGCAGTGTGTTTGGCTGTTTGAAAATAACACTCCGTCTAATTTAATTTTGTCTCCTGCACGAAATGTATTCTGGTTATCTGCCATCAAAACGAACCCCAAGTAACAGGCCCACAGATGCCATCTGCAGCCAGCCCATGTCCTTTCTGATACTCAATCAGCTTCGCCTTGGTATTCGCGCCAAAAATGCCGTCAGCCTTAACACCAAGATGCCGTTGTAGTACAGTCACAGCATAAGAAGCGCCATTCATAGCGTCTTTCGCACCCTGTCTGATAGTCGGCATAAGATTGGCTACGCTAATATATTTCGTGCCGGATTTACTGATCCAGCGGCTGCGTGTGGTGCGCACATCAACATGAACAAATCCGCTCGTAAGCACAGCACGGCTATAATATCCAATACCGCCACTCTTGGCAAAGTAGGGCAGGGAAGATATATATAGTGCAATCCGAATTGGGTCAACACCCTTGATCCAGATATCAGCGGCAGTACCAAGGCAATGCTGGCTACGAGGGCTTCCACCGATGGAGATATTATAAGCAGGAGTACGATACCCAGAGTTGATGTGGACAGGAGCACCGAAGTGAGCACGGATCTGTTCCAGCACTTCAATCAGCTGATTATCGACCAGAACTGTATCACTCTTATCGGAGCAGGCGAATTCATAGACGGAAAAATGAGCCGACACCTTTTTGTTCTAGTCCTTCTTCATAGAGTATGTAATAACACCCATTTCATTACACCTTCAATTCTTTTTGAACTCGTCCTTGATTTTATCGTTCTGGATGTCCATCTCTTTTACAGCGGCCTCGATCATGGTCTCGATGGTCGGAGTGATCTTCACACCCAGACGCTCCAGAGCTTCCATAACGTATTTCTTCTTGTCAGCCTTTTCGATAGCGCCGGTTGCACCCAGCTTCTCTGCGGCACGGACAGCGATCTGTACCAGCTTGTACACACCGATCTTTTTCAGATAGGGGATGCCATAGGCCATAAAGGCAGTGCCAGCACCAGCAATAACCAGGCGGACGATAACAGAAACCAGCTCATTGATAATATCCATCATAATAAACCTCCAAAATAAAAAGCCCGGGACACGCAGTCTCGGGTTAGTTCATAATATTCTTTGTGTTGTTCTGACCATCAATCAAATAGTTCTCAAGTGCAGCCTTGGCCTCCTTCATTGGCTCGATCGCGTTGCCATCGATACCGTGACTGAGGAGTGCAAGCAGAGCCTTCATGGTGACATTGTTGCCTTGCTCACTGTGACTGATACGCTGTTCTGATTCGAGAATTTTACGGTCATGTACTTCCAGCGTGATACTGTTTTCTTTCTGGTGCTCTTCTAATGAGACCAGCTTGGATTGAAACAGGTCGAGCCTGTCTTTATCTGCACCTAGTTTTCTATTGATCTTCTCAATCTCTGCATCGTGGGCATTCAGTCGCTCGTTCTGCTTGTCATCCGGGGCTTTCGCATGATTGATTGCCTTTATGATAACAGCGATTGCGGCTGAAATAGCAGTGATGCCACCACAGATGCTCAGCAACATGGTCTACAGCTGCTGTATGGTAAAAGAATAGACGTGAGGTGCGGCGTTCAAACTTCCTATCATGTCTTCTCACCACCATTCATACCACTGTCTTTGTTTTTGGCTTTCAGTGTTTCATTGATCTCGGTCAGCTGTGTAACAATAGCGTTCAGTGCTGTCACGATTTCTTTGCCTGTCTCGTCTAATAACAGCGGCTTTAAGATTTCCTGCGCCATAATTCCTCCTTTCAATTGACAAATTCCTATCAACGTGATATAGTGAGAGCAGTACAAACCCTCCATCGGGCTAGTACAACCTCATTTCTATGAGTTGTTGCATGAGTTAGAGTCTCTGTGATGTAGCCATCGTCACAGGGGCTCTTTCTCTTTATGTGCGTTTTCCGCCATCACATACAGTACGCCAGTGATAATGCGGGCGCTCTTCATGGAATAGAATGTGACGAAGCCAATCATCAACAAAAATGCACAGCAGCGCAAGGAAGAACCATAGCACTGTAAACGGCAGGCAAATTTGGCCCAATAGATTGAATGGCATGGAAGAGTAGTCCCAGATATGTAAGCCAAGCATCAAATTCAGCGGGATACCCACCACAAGCTCCATAGCAGTCACAAAGAGCGCTCCAACACCAGCCTGTTTCCAGAGCGGCATTTCCTAGGGGATATAGTTGTTCAGCCCACCGATCACAAGAAAGCAGATGCCACCGACAATAGCCATCGTCCAATGAGAGTGCCCTCGCCACAGAATCTCAATGCAATAATAAAGACACCCTCCGATCAAAAAGAGGATGCCACATTTGATTAGTTCACGAAGTTTGTTGCTCATTCGGTCACATCCTTATCTGCGTGAAGATCCAGATATTCTGCCAGTACAGCATCATAACTGATTTCAATAGCGTCTACTTCTGCTGTGGTCGTACAAGCCTTGATGCCAACCTCCAATTCCTGCTGATGAGAGACAAAGGGCTTTACATACACACCAATCGCCAGTGCCAAAGCGGCCAGATCATCATAAGTCCACTCCACACATTCATCACCGGTAGAATTCCATGTCAGTTTAAAAGGCTGCCCGGCGGCTGTAGAGATCTGATATAGAGCAAGATTGCTTGTAAGAAGAGCTTGCTTCTCGCTGGTGACACTGTAATACTTGCCATCTGTCCATTGAATTGGATGTAAAGACAGGAAGGTAGAAAGGTTATTCTTACTCTCGTTGATGCGCATCTCTTTGTGGCGGTCAAGGCGCTGTGTCAGTTCCGCTTCAGTGTATAGGACATACTTCATCACATCAACTTCTTCGTCCCATGCGTCTTTTGCTTTCACACCTTCAACATCAATAACCTTTTCTACATCTTTGCCACCGTTCGGATATTCAGCAATAGTCTCCTAGTGATACTGCTCTTCAACACCTTCAATTGCTTCATGGTGTACTGTTTCCTTAGCGGGCTCAAGATAGCCTTTTTCAAGGTCAGGATTTTCGATAATATTGCCAGATTCATCAATTGTTTTCATAGTATTTCTCCTTATCTTATAGGTAATATCAGGCTCGACCGTAGATGCCGGTCTACCTAATATTGTTGGCGAAATGGAATGTGATCCAGGTTGCGGTCTTGTTCGCTATACTGCGAGACATAGTGGTGCGTTGGGCTTTGGCACAAGTAAATCTTATATTGCAGACGCAGTAAATGATTCTGGCTACGACCTGAAATTTAATGCAAGCTGGTCCAATTCCATTTATGGTCGTAGTACAACTGTCCAGCCCGCTGCATATTATGTGTACATGTAGCGCAGAACAGCATAAAACTCACCCCGTCCGTCTCCATATATAAACATAGTAGGCTGCTGGCTGAACAGTGCTTGAACGACCATAAATCGAATTACATAGAGAAGCATCAAACCGTGCACTAATAACTTTTGGTGTACTACTCCATGTCGAAGAAGACAATTCCGAGTTGCCCTGCCATGTCTGTGCAAACGGAGCTCTACAAGCGGGAGCGCCCCACGAACCTTGAATATCCAATGCGGCATCACTACCACTGCTTATATTAGGCAGACCGGCATCTACGGTCGAGCCTGCGCCGTGGGAACTGGAAACGCCCATCAGCACACGCTCAGAAGCAATGCTCTGCCAGCTGCCACCGAAAAGAGAAGCGGGTGAGGTTGAACTGGTGGACATGTAGATAGCACCGACGGGGTACATATTCGATATAACCGAGGCAGGGTCAAGACAGCTTGGGGCATAATTTATACCTGGATACGATGTAGTGGGTTTCAATGTTCCAGTATTTGTTGAATATGATCCAGTTATCAATGTCTAATTTTCTGCCGTACTGGAACGGAAGTGATAATATCCACCTCCGCGCACCCAAAAAACAGCGAGTGAATCCGTAATAACCTGACTATATCCAATAGGTTTACCAGCACTCGTATCACACCAACTACATGTGTCAAGTATTTTAACCGTATGTGCATTTGTGCAGCCCCAACCAGATGCTGTGGCAAGCATATCCAAATCTGCGTAAAATCCAGAACTATGTGTTGCCCACGATGGTTTACCACTGGTTCCAAGTCCCGTCCAACACTCAATATGACAAAGTGTCGTCCAAGGTAGATGATAAATAACAGGATACCATGTATTTACGTTTAAAGAGCTCGTGTCTATACCTTGATCTTTTTGAAAAATTAAGTTATTAGCATAATCGGCAGTGCCCCGTAAATTGGCTGTAATTGTAGCAGGTTGTCCTGCTGCTTTGATGACATCCAACGTACCATTGTCATAAGCTACCATGCGAACATTGTAATCCATATCTCTATCATCCGTAGAATGAAAGTCAAGATATTCACCTATCTCCATAACGCCAGCATCATCAATTCGAGGAATTGCGTTCCAATAATTTGCGGTTCCATACATACTGACATCGTAACCATTTAATTTCATCGCATTCAGCGCATCACCACCCGGTTCAGTAGATCCAGCGTAGTTATGTGTGTGTCCCACTGTTGCATATAGCGTATCCGTCTTACTCTTGATCCAGTCCCATAAAGCAGCCAGCGGTCTACGGGTATACTTCGTAGTCGCATTACCATCACCACTCGTAACTGTAGCGCCAACCATATCAGTATCAGCATCTTCAATAGCGTCAGCACTCGTCTCCAGTGTATCTACCAATTCGCCCAAATCGTGCGTATGATCAACAGGGGAGACACCCTCTGCGGCCAACTCTTCACTCGTCATTTTATCTGCTGTCGCCACATGGCCTGTATTATCAACACTGATGCGATATAGTCCAGCCTGTTTTGCTTCGTATACCGGGTGAGTATAATTGTTAGCTTCAGCTTCAATACCATCCAGCTTTGCCTTATCAGCCGAGCTCATCAAACCATTGTTTTCAGTAGTAGCTACATTAGGATCGCTTAAACTAGCAAGCTTCTTTTTTTCTTCTGTTGTATAGTCGTTGCTGGACAAGCCGAATCCTTCGATTTTATCTACCTTTGTACCAAGCATAGCCTCGATCGTTTTCCAGAGGTGAACCGCACCCGCTCTGTCTAGCCAACTTTTCTTTTCGTCACTCATCGATATGTGATCGCCTCCTTATAAAACGTTTTATTTGCAATGCGTTGTTTATATCAGTTTGCGGAATTTGAATGTAAATGTGGAAGATGTATCTGCAGCCATAGAACCTTTGATTTGAAGTCTTAAACCAACCCTTTCGGAACGGCCAGAACGAATTGTCCTAAGATAAAAATGTTGTCCGTTTGTAGAATGACCAGAACAATGTAAACCTATATCATCTGCATTACCGCTATTTGTCTCTTCAGCATACCACTGGGCAACTCCACAAAATACGTCTCCCCAAATATTGCAATACGGGGTCGTATCGGCACAAAACTGCATAACATAAGTTCCAGATGGCAAATCAGTTGAATGGATACCAGTATCTTGCCAATCCGTTGTGATCGTAAGTGCTGAAGTCTTAATTGTCACCACATCTGGAATCACTTCACTTGCTATCTTGCTCTTAATCCAGCTCCACAATGCACTTAGTGGCTTACGGTGATACCCGGCTGCACTCGTATTCATCACAACTTCGTCAGAATCTGTGGGGGGGGGGGTAAGAACCGTATTGAGGTTTGACGGGATGAACTCACTATCAACACCAATATTCATATTTCCAAAAGCCATAATTCGTACCTCCTTTAAGCTGTAGCAATTTTCTTCCAGTCGCCCCATGAAGTTGTGCCTTGACGATAGTAAATGTTACCATTGCTAAAAGCGAATTCAAAGGAACCACCACCTGAGGCATCGTACCAAGAAGATAAACCAATCAAAAACGCACATGTATGACCACTTGACAGCCCAATTTTGCTACTAAGCTTCAAACCACGAAAAATCAGCCGACCGTTATAGTCACCATCAACGCCATAATAATCAGACGGAGAAGTGTTATCATTTCGATTATCTCCTTCAGGGTAAAGGTCATTATGTATGTGGGTGGCAGGGTTAAATTCAGATGGTTTATTCTGCACTTCACTCCATTCACAAGCCAATTCATTCCCGCTATTCATTTCTCCTAGCGCCATATTTTGCCTCCTTATAAAACGAATATTTTAGCAACGAAAATTTCCATAATTATGCGGTGCGATACCACATATAAGCGACCAAGTATGGCGGCATGTTATTGTGTGCAGCTCCACCGCCAGATAGAGTATAGTCAGCATCACCGAAATCACTTGCTCTTGTCGCAGTTCTATCCACATTTCGCTGGTTGACAGAAAATCCTCCATTTGTACGATAATTATTCGTTTCCCAAGATAGGGCGTTGAAAGTGCCGATATTTTGGGGAAGTTCACTGACCGTCAACGTATGCCTCTCTTCACCGCCAGTAGCTCCCGCTTCATAACTATCACCAGCTGCAAAAACAAATCGATTCTTGATTCTCTCCCATGTGCCTCCAAACAATTCGCTTGGATCAGTCGAATTCATACTTTGATAAATACTTCCAACAGGGTGATCAAGCAGCTTCTGTTCTTCCTTGGCTACCTTGATTGCCGCCGCTATCTTATTATCCACCTGTGCCTTGGTATATCCCTCAACAACAGTACCACTGCCGCTATCTGTTTGTCCGCCGCCCTGCACGATATAATACTGAGCTGTAATCGCAGTCGTTGGAACCGATACAGCTCTCAGACGCACATATCCATCAAATGTTTCCGGGTTTGCAAACTGAGCATAAGAAGCCGTCGCCGCACAGGCCGGTGTCACGCTGATAGAAATAACATCTTTTGAGGTGATCCCGTCGATGTCGAGGTCAATATATTTTGAATATCGGTCCACCGTGTCGTCAGTAAGCTAACTTGTGGTTGGAATAGTCAGTGTGTGGATATTGATTGTGTTTGCCTTTACCTTCAGCTTCTCGTCGATCTCATTCTGCTGGTAGTATCGTTCATCATGGGTGTGACCATCATCGCTTTTCTTTGAGAGTTTTACATTGATTTCGTCTTCTGTATAATAGCGGTCATCGTGGTTGTGTTCCGCATTTGCTTTTTTTGCCATAGCATCACCAACAGCTTTGGCATCGGCGGCGAAATTCTCTTTTGTCAGGGTCTTGTCCACCGCAACAGAATCCAGCTTCAACTTGTCCAGCTCTGTGCGCACATTGGTCAGCCCGGTATCAGCCGATTTTGCAATACTCAGCGCCTCAGAGATCCTGGTACCGGTCACCTTTGCATCAGCAGCACGTCCAGATACAGTCAGTGTCGCATCCACCACAACCTGCGGTGTAGGCAGGGGATTGCCACTATCATCGACCATGCCACCAGTAATAGCATCGATCTCGTCATTCGTCAGTGCAGCCAGTAGTTCATCCGGGTGCGGGGTATCAATTGTGATATCGCCCGTTTCGCCAGTTGTCACTGTGGTCACACCACCGCCAGCGATTTTGATTTTATCCTGCGCCGTACCATTCAGGATTAGATTGATATTAACTTCGCCATTGATTGCGTTTTTGTCGGCTTCCAGTGTGAATTTTGATGGGTTTAAAAGAATCCAGTCATCGCCGCTATAAACATACAAGCTATCTGGACGCAGGTAGTAAATCTTATTAGACAAAGGAGCCAGCGGAAGCGAGCTTACGATCTCCAAGTCTTTGCTGATTTGAATTCGTCTTGTGCCGATATCTCGATAAGTGCTTCCAGTATCAGTACATACGATCAGTTGGCCGTCAATCACAGGAGCTTGATCCAGCTGAGATTGTGCGACCTCGCGTAATGATAAATTTGCCATACTCAACTCCTTTGCTTAATAAGATTCACCACACAGCGTCATTGCCATGTGGTGAAACAAATCAATTAGCCATCAAGAGATTTCCAAGTGATAGCGCCTTCCAGCACCTGTACACGGCCATCCATGGTGGTATTCAGACCGTCTGCATAAGTCTTTGCACTAGCCAGAGCAGCATCAGCCTTCTTTGTTGCATCAGCAGCAGCAGTAGAAATAGCCTCAGCCTTAGCAGCAGCCAGCTCGTCCTGAGTGGGCTTTACGTTCCAAGCGGCGCGCTCGTCGGCAGTGATATGCTTTACAGCATCCTTAATATGCTCGTCCAGCTTGTCATTAACGACCTTGACTTTTGCGTCTGCTTCAGCCTTGGTGTAAGCGTCCGGCACCGCAACATACAGACCATCTTCCTCAACGGTGATACTGTTATTGCCCTTTGTAGACACACGCACATTGACAGAGATCTTATTGTCATCAGAAACAGTAACCTCAGCAGTAGGAGTGACTACACCAACATAAATATCGATCAGAGCGCCAACAGGGATCTTCACGACCTCACCAGTGGTGATAGTCAATTCAATCTCGTTGGTCTTTGTGTTGTAAGTACCTGTCTTCACAACCAGATCCTTGCCCAGATTGATCACCAGCTCATCGCCGCCAAACACAGGCAGCTTGATGGTGCGGGTCTCAGCATCATAGGTGGGATCATGTGTCAGGCCGCTCATCACAGTGGGAACAGGAGCACCGTTCTTTGCCACACTCAGAGTACCAGTAGCGGGGGAGTAGGTGACATCCGTAACAAACAGACCTTCCTTACCCTCGGTTGCGGCGATCTTTGCATTCACATAGTCAGCCACAGCCTTGGTTGTGGGCAGATTGTCGTCGCTTGCATCCGCATTGGGAATCTCAGTCACAATGGGGCGATTCAGCTGTACGAACTCAGTGCCATTCCAAATGTGGAAGGTGTAGTCAGTCATACGGATATACAGCAGGCCCTGAATCTGGCCGCTTGCAGGCAGAGCGCTCACCAGCTTGCAGCTCTTGGTGTACTCATCAGTACCCTTGAAAATCTGGCGTGTGTCTGTAATAAAATACAATGTGTTGGCATCTTTGGTAGTCAGCTTATCATAATTCGCTTTTGTACCGTAGCCAAAATTTACATTAGCCATCTTTGCCTCTCTTTCTTAAAATTCTTGCCAAACAAAATTTGTCGGCTCAACGTAAAAAGGTTCAATAGAAAAAAGCCCCGTGGCTTCGCTTTGTTGAACGATCCACGGAGCATATTTGCCTTTTTCGTCTTTCACCATAACGGTTTGACCTGCATAAGTGTCTTCCGTCTCATTTAATTGCTCGTTTGCTTCAGTAACGCTGGCGAAACAACGATTGCGAGGACGAATCTTTTGAACGGATAGGTCATCACGCACATACATGAACTCTGAAGAATCCTTTGTGATGATCATATCCCTGCCGTCCAACATTCCCAACGCAATCGCAGCTTCAACATCTTCGGCGTTACCATATCCAAGCTTGGAATATTTAGCCTGTGCCATCTTTGCCTCCTTATAAAAGAAGCGGATGGCTTAGAACGGAACCACCCGCAAACTACCGTCTTCAGTTTCGACGCTCTCCTGAGTAATCTTGACTGCGCTGCCGATCGGCTTACCGTTGGCCAGCAGCTGCAGGGTATGGTCGTCATTGTAGCTCAGGTCGTCAGCCTTACCATCCAGAATAGCGTTGTTACGATCACTCAGTGCCTTGATCTGTGCATTCAGTGCGATAATGCGCTGGTCAAGTGCACCCAGAGCCTCATCAGGAACAATGTCGCTCCAATTCTGGATGGGAACAACAGTAATCACGCCGGGGCCAACCTTCCGCACATGCTGAACAGTCGTGCCATCTGGGTCCATTGTCACATCAACGAATGTCAGCTGGATCTGGATATCGCCCGGCTCATTGGTCAGGTTGGTGTCGATAGGCAGCTTATACTCCAGCTTGTTCTTATAAAGCTCTTCTGATTTCTCCAGAATCTCTGTCTTATATCGCTTGCTGATGGGCAGAACGTACTCAAGCATCACGGTGAATTCACTCATGTCAACGCCCTTGTATGTAGTGTCAGCCAGAAAGTGGAGAGTGTCCACCTGCTTGCTGCGCTCCATAATGCGTTCTCTCTTACTTACGGTCAGTGTATTATCCTCATTGATCAAAAAGGTATACATATCACACCTCCTTCCTGATGATATACAGATACTCGTCCTTTGAGATTTTGTGCTCGGCGAACAGATTGTTCAGGAGCTTGTCCTGAATCATTCCGCCATTGTACAGCCGATGCATACTCTCAACGAACTCGCTATACTTCCTCTCGTCACTCATAGCAGCCCTCCTTGAATCAAACTCAAAGTGTAAGCATCAATAATAGCCTCAGGCGTTTTACCACCCAAGGCTTTCAGCTGCTCATATTCATACAGGTCAATTTCCTGCAGTTCCACGGTGTCATACTCGGGGCAAGGGATGAGATAATACCCGTCCACATGCCAGATATGACTGCCATCACTGCTGATAATTCCCTGTGCATCATCCTCCGTACAGTTCACCATAATGTCGTGCTTGGGCTGATACTTTACAAAGAGCAGGTGGTCAAGAGCATCGATCACCCGGCCATTTTTCAATACCTTGTAGTACACTCTCAACACCTCCTTAAACGCTGAACATCAGGCGGATACCCTGTGCATTGTTTGCAGGGGTAAATCCGTAATATTCGCCAGTCACAGTCACAGACCAGAAATAGCTGCCATATTGAGCATTCGGGCTTCGTGTCCAATATGCGGCAGGATTGCCATTCTCGTCATTGCAGATGCGGCTTGTATTGTCAGTCATAAAGCTGATTGCCGTACCTTCGTAAATATAAGGCTCGACATTCTGAGAGGGGAACAGCTCGGCCACAGAGGGCAGATAGAAATAGCTGTCCGCAGTCACAACTTCGCTACTCTTATCGCCAATGGTACTGCCAACCTTGACCTGTTTGATGATCTGTTGCCAACCAATCGGAAGAGCATTCAGAATACGACCGTCAAGGAATGTACGGATATTCGCATCTGCCCAGCCGCCAGTGTTGGTGGAACCAGTATTCAGAGTCATCTTCTGTCCAAGCAGCCCAGCCTGAATAAAGCTGATAGAACAACGCTTGTTGGAATTGTCGCTCAGGTAATACTGTTTGAAGCCACAAGCCTCGAAGGTGAAGTCCTGATGTGTCCATGCGGCCAACTTCCGGCAGGCAGCATCACCCAGGTCGGTATACCAGAGCTTGCCCCAGTAGATCGTACCCTTTGCGTAACGCTCATAAGCACCGTCGTCTGCTTTAGCACAACCAAATACCAGAGTGGCGTTCGTCTGTGTGGTACGAGTGCGGTTCAGCTGAATATAGCCAATCTCAGCAGCAGTGGTGTTTGCCGCATAAACATGGATGCCATTTTCGCCCTTAGTATGGCGCAGAACGATCATATCACGAGAACCAAGATGAGCGCCGTTTGTAGACTCAGTGCCCTATGCAACCTTAGAGCCATTGTTGACCCAGAAGCGGAAACCGTTCATGCCGTTAGTCTGGAAGCATTGAGCAATCACAGAGTTTGCAGCAGAATCTTCGTCGATTCGATAGTCCAGTGCCATAACCCAGCTGCGATCTTCGGCCAACAGAGATACGCCGGTATCGACATAATTCTTGCCAGTAAAGATCTTCGGCTCGTTGAACAGAACTTTCTCTTCCACGTCGCTAAAGGTGAAGTCATTGCCCATCTTGATGGTGATAGCGTCTTTGTCAGAAACAACACTTTGCTCCAGATTCACCTTGGTCATGGCATAGATCTCAACAGGGCGCAGGTCACTCAGCTGCTTGTCTCTGAAGTAGCCGCTGACGTATTCACAGACATCATAAACAGCATTGATATCCTTGTCGCCATTGACATAGCCGCCTTTGTCCCAACCGCTGAACAGATAATACTTATAAGCAGTCTCTTCACTGGTATAGGTCGGAGTGTCGCCATCATACAGAACCATAGAGCCATACGGAGCAGTTGTCTGCTGTAGAACAGCGCCGCGATTCATATAGCGCACACGATACTGACGCACGGATTCATCATACACAGCAGTAACAGTCTGATTCTCAAAAACAGGAGTGAACTCGGTGTCCCAGCCGCTGAATGTAAACACCGTACTGATGGTGCTCGGGAAAGTAGGTGTCGGGATCGGATTGTCAGAACGTGTCACAGGGTCAACTGCACGCTCGCCCTTGTCAATATACTGGATATCCAGAACAGCGCCATCCTTATTCACGAACTTCCAAGCATACTGGTTGATCATGGTGTTATAGGTAACCTCCAAGTCAGGCCAGCGCTCGGTGTACAGCAGCTTCTCACGCTCACGGATAATAGGCACGTGCACTTTGCCTTCCACGACAGAATGGTCAGTGTTGTAGCCATTTTCATCCAGACCGCTCATTTCGTACAGGCGATTCAGCAGGGAAGTATCAGCCAGCTCCCAATCAATGCCGGTGATGCGCACACGGTTCAGGTTGGTGCACTTGCCCAGCATATCTTTCAGATCGATGGTTGCACACTTCTCAACGGTCAGCGTAGTGATATTGGTGTAATCCTCAATCGTCAGGTCAGTCAGATAGTTCAGGTTCTTTGCGGTTAAGCTGGCGATTGCAGGCAGGTGGGCGATTTTGATCTTGCCGCCGCTTGCAAAGGAGACACCGGTAACACCAGAGCCGTCAGCATAGAACTCTGTCAGGCTGGTGCATCCGGTCAGACCAATAGACTTCTTCAGGTTCGGCACGTTCTGTAGGTTCAAGTGTTCCAGCAGAGTGTTGTTACCAACAGCGAAATCGGTCATGTTCGTATTCTTATAGCCGCTTACACCGGAACCAACTTTCAGCTCTGTCAGCTTAACACCGTGGCTGAAGTCAACATAGCCGGGATAGAAGCCAGAGATATCACCAATGCTCTGAATGATAGAAGCATTATAGATATAAACTTCAGTATCGTTCATTGCGGTGATGGGGCATTCAATCGTGTAGGTCTGTCCGCGCTTGCCACGCACCTTTACAGGGTTAGAGCCGTACAGAACAGAGACATAGGTATCAGCGTAAGGTGTGATATGGAATGTGCCGTCCGGTTTTACACCAGTCCAGTTGGTGGGAGTATAGCCACGAATGGTCATATCATCACTGGTTGCGGCAGAGCCGGAATACTTAGATGCCATGTACTTTTCCTGATAACGCTGGAACTGCCGACGCTGATGTCGCTTGTTGCCATGCATCATAGGCAGATAGCTGGTGGTATTGATGGTGGGATCTTCGTAGGTGCGGAAATATTTGCGACGCATATCCATGATCCAAAGCTTTTCGGGCTTCACATCCTGATATTCCTCGAACTTTTTCAAGATACGGGTCGCACTCCATGCCAGCGCATTCTCACGGTTGCGGAACATCGCTGCCATCTCATCGGGGAACAAGTCGCGCAGCTTGCACCACAATTTGGAGTCAGCAGCGTTAAACACATTCTTTGTACCGATGGTATCAGTGTCCTCGTAGCCATAAGTCAGAGTCAGACCACCCTCGTTATCATTGCCCATGGCGGTATCGTTATCGTAGTCAAAGCAGAAGTCCCAGTGAACCAGATCGCTGGTATGCGGGAATACGTTCTTTGCACGGTTATCAACCATGGTGTGACGTTCAGTAAACAGATAATGGAAAATAGCAGAATCCAGATCGAAGTGATCCTTAAAATGTGCCTTGAATTCCTCGTCATCCGCATTCACCACCCAGTTCTGAGCTGTGATCCATGCCTGTTTGCCAGCCTCGATCTCTTCCTCAGTGCAGGCAGGGTTGCTGTAACGGAACTCAAAGGAATGGTCGCCGTCCCAAGTTTCCTGCGAGAAATCGCCACTCAGGAAGCGGGTCTGCTCATCGGCGTTGTTGTCGATCTCAACGATAAATTCCTTGTGGTTCTCAGGGTCCATACCCATCGTATCTTTATTCTTTTTGGAGTTGCCAATGTCGCCGCAGGCATAGAAGTGCCACTGACCATCGTTAAATACGGTCGCATTGGTGGTATCGGTCTCCTGAAGGAACACAACACATGGATAGAACGCCATGGTATCACGCACTTTGGGATTATCCTTCTTAGCCTGACGCACATAGGGGTTGAACTCATTAAACTCGTCTGCCAGCAGAGCGTTATTTGCATTCTCAGAGGAAGCAACATTAACTTTGATGTTAAAATACTTCTCAGGAACGCTATTTTCAGTCAGCGCATAAGTGTCACCGGTAGTGTCGTTACCAAACGTAAAGCCGCCCTTGCAGTTGATGTCAATGTTTCGGGCAGATGCGCCATAGTGGTCGGAGCTGGTGCCTTGACCTTTGTGGGAGCCAGTAGCAGTCCAGTTGTCTTCCTTTGCACGACCATTCTTATAGATCTGCTGGATCGTAGTGTTGGCGACCTCGTTCTTCTTGCCGGTGGTGAAAGTAGGTGCGGAGATCTTGATGATACGCAGATCGGGGCACTTCTCTGCCAGCAAGTCAGGAGTCAGTTCGCCGCTTGCGTCTGTAATGTCGTTGCGCATGTAGCGAGAAACCATCTCTTCGGCATTCTTCGCATCAGCAATAAAGTTGTCCAGAATCTCATCATCCGTCAGGTTCATACCGTAGCTCTTCATGCGGTACACGATAACGTCACAATCGTCAGAACCAATGGTAATACCAACGGGAGCAGCCTGAGTAAAGCTGTCGCTGGTGTCATACAGTTCAACACGGCAGGGGATACCATCACACCACAGAACCATCTCGCGGAACTGCTTGTCCGGCAAAATATTGAACTCGAGCTCAATGAAATCGTCCTCACAGATGGGTAGATCAATACTGTTCTGGTGGCTGGTCAGCGTAACTTTCTGAGCCTGAATGTTCAGACCAACACCGCCATTCAAACAGGTTACAGCAGTAGCATCATAGTTGCGGACGTTCGTGGTCTTAAACACCAGCTTAAAATTCTTGCCGCTCTTCTTTGCATCGTCTGCGAAAAGCTTATAGCTGATGGTGGCAGTCGTACCAGCCTTGACACAGAAGTAGGTGTCGCCATCTTCATCGATCTGGTAGCCACCGTTCACCCAGTCAAAGTTGTCGCTGACAGTCATCTTATTGCTGCCGGAACTCCACAGACGGTTCACATCTGCATTGCTGCGGCCAGCGGGGTTAAAGTCCAGCATCAGGCCGGTCTTAACAGGCTCAATGGTAATACCCAGGTCTTCGATCTTTGCGGTGATGCTCTTAATGGTAGCGCCGCAAGTAATGGTCAGAGTGTGGGTGCCAATATCAGAAGATTTAAAGCTCCAAGTCTGAGCAGTACGGCCAACAGTCAGCGTGGAAGTCTTAATACCGTCAACTTCGAGCGTAATGCTTGCAGTAGAAGAAGCCGGGTTATAGACAGTGTAAACAATGCCGGTGGTACTGTACTGCTTTGCGGAGAACTCCTTTGTGGCGCAGCTGATGATCGGTGTGTTGTTGCCTTCCTCTGCCTACATGATATCTTTGTAAATGGTATTGCTGGTCACAGCTTTGCCATTGATATTTGCAGTCATTGTCACTTCCAGCAGATGAGCGCCGTGTCTCTGTGCCGGGATCGCATAGGTCATCTGTCTGCCGGTAACCGCAGTTGTAACACTACCAAGCTTTTTGCCATCCAGAGTAAAGGAAACGTCCTTATTGATATTTCCGTATGGAGTAAAGCGGAAAGTAACTTCACCACTATAAACCAGAGAATCATCGAAAATACTCTCCAGATAAAACTCGACGATATTGATATTCCAAGTCTTTGAGCCCATGCTGCCAACAGAGTCAGTGACCTGCAATTTGATCTTATTGTCGCCATTGTGCAGATACTGGGTGATATCAAAGCTATTCTTGCCCTGGTAAACAGTCGTAGTAGCGACCTTTGTGTTGCCAACATACCATACGCCGGTAGCATCACCCGTGTCTTCGCCGGAGTTATCCACAGAAGTAAAGTTAAACTCGACAGTTGCGGTGTCGCCCTTGACAACAGCGATAGAAGATTCGCCAATACGCTCAATAGTGATCGTAGAGGTGCTTCCACCGCCACCACCGCCACCTTCAATAATAACAGTGGTCTTGACCGTGCCGTTCTCCAACAGGTTCAGCTTGGAATCTTCGTAAGTGATATCGTACTCGCGGCCAGAATTCTCATCGGGCTTAAAGTCTTTCAAGGTTTCCTGAATCTTGGCGATGTCCGCATTGGCCAAGTCAACAGAGGTCTGAATGCCGCCAACCGTATTCTTCAGGCCGCTCACATCACTGGATAGCACGTCAACGGTCGTCTTATCTGCTTTCTTATCGAGCAGTGTGTCGGTGGCTTCTTTATTATAATAGGAGGACTTCAAAGTCTCCGGCAGGTCGCCAACACTATTCTTCAGCTCCTGCACGGCAGCATCATTTGCGGTCTTGTATTCAGTCAGCTCAGTCTGAACAGGGGTCACAGCAGTGCTGATCTTATTGTCCACAATGCCGTTATACATGCTTACCCACTCAGCAGAAGGGTCAGTGTTTAACTTAATCTTTGTGATTTCTTCAGCGCCATTCAGGAACGTCAGAGTGCGGGTATCGTTGTCATACTGCACATTGAAATTTGCCAGACCATCAACGGCAGCGATCTCACCACGCAGCATCGTAACAAAGCCATCAACCTCGTCCTTTTTATAGAACTGCGCCAGCTTTTCATCCACACTAGCAACAGCATTCTTTGCGTCCTGTGCGCTCTTCTCAGCAGCGGATGCGGCAACCTGTGCTTCGCCAACTTTCTGACTCATTGTTGCCAGGAACTGGGTATACCAGTCGTTGCCACTCGGATCAACCATCTGCTTGCCGGTCAGCGATTTCAGCACATTCAGTCGGCCATTCGGGCGGGTGCGCCACAAGTAGCTCTTGGTTGTGCTTGTATTCGGAACATTCACAGCGCCAGATGCCATGATCTCGAACTGCAGCTCGCCCTCTTTTGCAGTAGCGTCATTTGCTACCAGCCAGTAGAAGCGGATCTTGGTGTTACTATAGCTCACGTTGATAGGGGAGGCGTAGTTTTCCTCTCTGTCTGCGTTCAGGTAGTGGATCTGAATCGTCATCTGAAGCAGGTCAATACCATCATAGTAACGAGGCATTTCAAACGGAATGACCTGAGAGTTGGACTCCTGTGTGATGTTGATCTGATTGGCATCCAGCTGAATGTCTTTGTTCTTGTCGATGTAAGACCACTGGTCATCAGAGTAATCAGCAAACCAGGTGTAATTGCCACTACGCTCAAATGTCTCTTCTCCGTTGTCGTCATACACGGCAATTTGGTCTTGGTCGTTTAATTCCAGAGTTGCGACATCTATATCATCAACAGAAACATTTGCGGTACTTGCGGCCTTTTTCGCAGCTAACCGCTTAGATTCTCCAAAAGATAGTGCCATTTGCTCACTCCTCTCTTATTGTTCATCTGCCGTAGTGGCAGTTAATTCGGGGAAATATTTATCAAACAAATTGTCCTGATAGAACGTATATTTGTTGTTTACGATATAAGTGTAATATGGGTAATAGCGGCTCAAAGAAAGCGACATTGTGCCTTCGCCCAGATTCATAGAAATGCTCTTGATGATCCAATCCACAGGGGTCTTACCGCCCAAATATTTGGCAGCATACTGGATCTTTTCGTTCACATCGAGCCACGGAACCAGTCTTGTTGTCACACTCAGGCCGTCAGTCAGGCGGGCACGCTTCCATAGTTCGTATTGACAAACTTCCATAGCTGCGTCATCCGTAGTGTAATTCTCGTAGTCTCCACCCGATAAAATTTCAGTTCTACGACCAATTTTTTCAATAGACAGCCGTGCATTGTACAAGTCATCAATGTTGTTCGGGTCATTCACACAGATGAAGGCCATGTTATCGCAATTGTCTTCTGCCTTTTGAGCTTCGATCTCTTTGGTGGCCGGGATTTCGTCCACCAGTTTTGCCATAGCGTGGCTCTGCTGTTGACCCAAAAAGTAAATGCGGCCAGTATTCGGATTCCATTGAAGAACATAATACTTTGTAGCCTTAATACAGCCGGGGTCTTGAATAATATCTGAACCATTAGCATCAGTCAAAGAACGATACAGTGTACTTGTCTTTGTCTTATAGCCAACTTGCTCATTGCCGTCTTTATCCTTGTACTTCCATGTAAATGTCAACACAACTGTCATAGCGCCACTTGTTACGTTGCCATTTTTGTCCGTCTTGGCAGCTTCAACATTTGCAGGAGCCACAAAAGATACTTTCGTTTCATTTTTCCATGTTGATTCGGTTGCGTTCAATACAAGGTTGATTGTTTTATTTGTTCCAGACCATCCTTTTACAGTGGCTGCTCCGTCTGCTTCAATCGTCGCGCCAAACACTTCAACACAGTTTCGGACAGCGGCATAATCCACTGTGGCCGATTCGCCATCGTTTGTAACAAGCTTCTCGAATACTTCCGGATCAAGTACAGGCGGGTCGTCAAATCCACTGGGAATCTCACGACATACAAACACATCATCGTCAAAATACATCTCAAACGGATAATATAGATCACGCAGCTCTGAAAGAATGTCCCAGACAGTAGAACCGGTGTCATAGTCCAGATCATGTGGAACAGTGCGGCTCCAATAGTCGATGGAATATTTTTTGAATTCCGTCTCATCTCTTAACACCGTCCAGATTGCGTCACCGATACGAGTGTTTTTCTCAATGCGATGTGTGCCGCCAACTAACTGTCCGCCCAGGTCTCCATTGATGCGAGAAACCAAGTCAACACAACTGGCCTGCACAGTATTTTCCGTTGCGCTGTATGTAAAGCCATTGGACGTAAAGGTATAGCATCCTTCGTTATACCAATAGATTTTTACGCCATTGACATAAGAACTGTCAGCTGAATTGGAATAGCTAAGGAACAGGTCGTTATACAGCTCATTCAGCGCGGTCTTTGTGTCGATCACTTCCGCTTGAATATCGTGCATGGAATGTCCTGCAAACACACTGGTTTTTCCGTAGGTCTCCCTTAGTTCGTCCTCACTCTAACCGGCAATAGCAGAAACATCTACCTTGCCAAGCGTAACTCCGTTCAGAACCATACCTTCAACAGCAGCAATCATCCCATGGACGTGCATTTTATTGCCATACACGAAACTATCGATGCCTGATTTATCTACCTCAAGGATATTGGCAGGGGAGAGACCGCCGCTCATTGACTTCGCTTTTGTTGCCACAGCATCCAGATAAGCCCAGATATCATCCTTCACAAGCGGTACAAGTCCGTCTTTGGTCTGCAGCATCGGTGTAAATGCGATATAAGGTCCATTTTGACAAATTGGGTCATCACTTCCCAAAACTGTAGAGTAATCACCAAGTTTGGTGTACCATTCCTCTGCTTCAGCTGGGTCATCCGGTGGTGTGCCGTCATTGATCTGGTCAAAGAACGTATGATACTTTGAGATATTGGCTCGTGTCCACACCAGCACATCTCGATTCAGATTGTCGATATTGCCGTATTTTGCATAGCCTCTGTTTGTGATGTCCTGAATCAAATCATAATAATTCTTTTCAGCGAGCTGATAATCCGCATTCTCCCTGATCATCTCGTCAATACTCTTTGAAGCACTGATTCTCGACATTCCTCTTCCTGACAGACCAATGAATACACGCACATTTTTACTGATCCAATCTTCTTCCGTCAGGTTGGAAATGCCACTCTTCTTACCCAAGTACAGGGTCACATTAAAGGTTCGCCGCACGTCAGATTCTGAGTCGATAGAAATAGAGCCATCGATCACAAGACCTTCCAAACTATCAATTGTAATAAAATCTTTGTTCAGCATATCAATGCGGCAGTAAATATTAGACGAATGATTGTTCAATAGCGCCAGGTCTGCGTCAGTCGGAAGATATGTCATACGCTGCCTCCCGGCTGATAATCACTCAGCCCATTGTTATACATGTCGCTCTCACTCTCTGCGTCACCAAGCTCCACAAAGTCGAACTCCAATACGCCCTTGTCGTAGTGATCAGAGCAGGAGATAGACACATTGCCATTGACACCCATTAGCCATCTGCGGCCATCAAACATCTTCAACAGCTTCGCACTACCGTTGGTCAGCCACTCGCTCAGTTCATCACGGAACGCATTGCCGCCATTGATATCAAAATCTTTCATTGTGTTATCAAAACGGATGCCAACACCAGAGAAGTGGCCGCTGTAATAATTGGCTTCACTGCCAGCAAACAGATACGGGTACTTGCTTCCCATCGTCTCGACAACTGTAGCAGAACGTACCTTCTCAACACTGTCGACTTTCGGCTCAAGGAAAATATGATAGGTCTTATTGCCATCAGTGATCACAGCACCATCAAAGTCACTTACAACGCTGGCCTTCGCATAGCCAAGCTCAATGCCATTTGCAACGGGAGCTACGGCGTACTCATAGTCGGTCTTGCGTCCAATGGCGTATAGATCGGTATAATCAATCATCACATAACCATCGTCAGCGCTGTACATATAAAAGTCATTGAAGTCTTTTGGCTCCAAATCCTGATTCTTTGTTGTCGATACCTCAACACGATAGTATTTCATGTTGTTTAAGAAAGTCTCAGAGAACCACTCTTTATACTCGTTGGAACTCCTGAATTCGTCGGTCGATGTAAAATCACTTGATGCCTTGATAAACTTTCGGTCAGCGGTATATGCAATCAGACAAAACGCTTTGTCCTCGGATTTGAACTGGAAAGAAAGAACTCGATTCTTGTCGATATAATCCGAAGTCACCGTCTTATAGTTGCCCATCGGTTGACCAGTCGTTTTATTGATGTGGAGGTTCGACCAGCCCATCTTCATAATAACATGATTCAGATCGATCTCTTCCTGATAAAGCGAAGTCCAGATTGCTGCACCTTTCTTGCGCCGCTTGATTCGCAGGGCATTTGCACCGCTGCTCCGTGTCAGAAAATACTGTGCGTGCATACTGATATTAGCCATACGATAATTATTCTGCACGGTGAATTCTACGTCATCCACATACTCTGGATAGTCAGTTCGGAACGCCTGCAATCCAGTGTCCAGCTGATAGCCGCCAACAGACTCTGCCGTCGCTCTCAGATAGTACAGGGTATGGTTGTCCAGTCCATCGATCTGGAAACCCTTCAATGAGTCGCGATAATAGTAACTCACCGACTTTTTCAGCAGCTCACGATTCGCATCATAAAGCCAAAATTCATAACGATTTACAGATTCACCCTCCGATACCTTATACTTGTAAGAGAACTCAAAGGAATAAGAAGGGTAGGGAATAGTGGTCACGCCAGAAGAACTCAGGTCGTTCAGTTTGATCGTTGGTTCCTCATGGCAGTAGAATAGCAGCTTATCCGAGTATTCAGAAAATAGATTCGTGCCCTTCAGCCGACAGCGAATAATCATATAATACGGATCTTTGCGATTCTCAAACGTGCCTGCCGGAATCGTAAAATATCGTGCCAGACCAGTGCCTCCAGCCGGAAATGTGCCAAACTTATACACGCCTTTTGAAAGCGTATCACCCTGTAAAATACTGCCCGTCGGAGTATCGAAGACGATAAGAGCAATGATATCAATGTCTGCGTATGCGGCAAACTGAAATGTATGATCCTTTGTGGCATCAAATGCGCCGATTTTAGATAGAATTGGTTTCAAGTTATCACCTCCGAATTATTCCTTCGATATATAGCAAAGCTCACCATTGGTATTTACGGCCAGATTCAATGCGGCCAGAAAATTATCAACAGTGATTTCTGAAATCGTTTTATTGATATCTGATACGTTCGTTTTCAAGGTCGAGATGTTTGTATTTGCAGCCGAAATCTTGCGTGTCACATCTTGATAGTGATTTGATTCAGCCGTTTTTGCGTCATCAAGGTCTGTCCTCAACGAAGTAATATCAGAAGTATTTTTCTCAATGTTGCTTTTATTGTTGTATACCTGTTTCTTAGTTGTTTTATAATCTCTGTTCGTAAAGCCCCCAATGTTGTCGTTAAAGCCGTTCATTGAGCGCCACAAGTCTGCAACATCGTTGGCTTCCTTTGTCTCAAGTGCGCCAACACGTTCAACTGCTGCGTTTGCAGTTGTGTCATCCGTGTATTTTGTCGCAACAGCCCAGTCGCTAAATTCCTATTTACCAGATTCATTTTTAGCCGAAACACAGATATACAATGCACCTCCGACTCCGCCGTAAAGCCATAGGTCATTTACATCATATGGAACTTTAGGCGTGTCTGTAAAAACGCGAACCTTCTCTGCGGCAATCTTTGTTGCAGAACCAGCCATCGCAATAGCGTTAATAACACCTGCGTCGATAATTTCCTTCCAAGAATATGCTTGTTCGCCCTGATCAAAAACCCATCGATAACAAATGCCAGTTAGCTTATCATAGTAAATGTCGTCCAGATGCGCCTTCTTTAACTCATCAGTGTCCCAATTAACAGCTGGATAGTTATCGCTCGTGGGGACACCGTCTCGATACCAAGTATTGATCGTATTCCTCAACTGCTCTTGAACAGTATTCTCCGTCTGCTGGGATTTGTCTTTCATCGATGAGAATTCAGCGTTCAAGCTATCGACACCGGTCACCAGAGATTTCACTGTTAGAATCTCAACACTGGTATTACTCTCTGATACGATCAGGTTGCGGAAGTTACCCTGTAATGCGGTCACAACAACCTTCTGGCCCACAATATAGTCATGGTTTGTTACAATGCCGTACTCGCCACCGAATACAGCGATTTTATAGTGCTGGTCTTCTTTTTCTGTGATTACTCCATAGGCGGACACGTCAAATTTTGCATTCTTTACAGCGTGTTCAGCGGCAGAAGTTACAACCTCGGCCAGCACATCAATAGCTGATTTATCTGCCATTTCTTTTCCTCCTAATCAAAAATAAAAGCCGACCCGCTAGGATATCCTAGTGGTATCGGCTGTAAAAGCTATTACTTACCGCTTGCTTTGCATTTGAGCAACCTTAGTCGGTAACTTCTGTTTGATTTCATTCGCCAGAGCGTCAGAGCTGCCAACAGGATTCGTGATAATAATATCGCCAATCGAAGTTGTAACATCTCCACCGCCGCCCTGAACAATCGGCTGAGAACCGTACTTTGACATCTGTTTCTGGAACTATGCATCCGGGTTGCCACCCATCTCAAACAATTTCGATGTGATATCAGCAGGGACAACACCATCGCCGGTCTCAAGATAAGTGTACCGACCGGAATCCGGTTTACGAACCAGCATCTCAGGACCCTGCTCGTCAACGTTAGCAAAATTAGACTTCTTTATTTCCTTTGTGCCACTTGCAAAACCAAGTAATGATCCAAGGAACTTAAACGGTGCTGTAACAACATCGGCTATGCCTTGGCCAACGCCTCTAATGAACTGCCCGGCTCCTTCCGCAATATTCTCAAGAGCCCCTTTCTGTTTAGCAGGCTGTTGAGCAGTTTGTTGTTGCTGTTGTGTCTCTTGCTTTGCTTTCTCCGCCTTTGTAGCGACAGCTTCAAATGCATCACCTGTGGTCGCCAAATCGTTTTTGATCGATGTAACGGCAGCTGTACATCCGGCCTTGATGGCGTTGTAAGACTGATCCATCACCCACTGCATATTGTTTGCTAAATTCGTAGCGCCAGGTTCTACATTCTTCCACGAATTGTCTGCATCCGTTTTCAACTGACCATTCTCACCAAATGTATTAGAGCTCGAAGAATCAATCTCGGCATAACCATCTTTCACCGTTCCCTGAGTCATTTCTGCCAGATTAGTTACGCCAGCCTCGTTCATACTCCAACTATTGTCAAAGCACGCACGCATATCGTATATCAGTTTCTGGGTGTCTTGGCTGGTGTCAGCCCATGCCTGCTCCATTGTCTTTTGAACATTGGTGCTCAAGGTCTTAACACCGCCGCCAACCTTGTTCCAGCTATGACCGAACGCCTTGGAGATCTCGTTCATGGCCTTATTTGTACTGTCAACAGAAGACTTATAAGACGCATTCAGCTTATCCGCAATCTCCTTAGACATGTCGCCGGAAGTAGAAGCCAGGCTGTTCCATCCGCTGGTATAAATCTTTTGCAACGAATCAAACATCGTGTTGGTGACATCTTCAACTTGTTCAGCGCTCAGACCAGTATTCTCATTCAGTGCATCAAAAGTGTTATTCACCAGCTCATTCATCTTCTCAGACATCTTTTTGCTGGTTTTTTCAATATCCTTTGTGTCCAGACCGAGCTCGCCAGCCACAGATTTCCAGCTAGACTCAAAGTTGCTCGTCATAGACGAAATTTGATTCTGAGCCGCCTTCTTTGTGTTGCTGGTGGATTCTGTCACTGTCTTAGAGGAGTTGATCTTGCCAACCGTAGACATACGATACGCAGTCTTATTGACAAAATAAAACATGCTTTGAATGGCAGCGATGATCGGATTATCGCTCTTCTTGAAGATATCAGAGAGTCCAGACATGAACTCATTTGTATCGCCAAGGACCTCATCATACTCGTCCTTGAAAACCGAGCCAACGCCAGCGGCTGCGGCAGCTGCTGCATCGCTCAATTTTGCATTCGGGCCCTGAGCACCCATACTAGCACCAGCAGCGGCACTGCCAGTCGCTTCAGCCAAACCTTTTGCCAGCCAGCCTTCAGGGTCTTCGCCAATAGCCATCAAGTTGTCTGTCTGCTTGGCGGGGATAACACCGTCGCCCTTTTCAAGATAGGTCATGCGTCCCTGGTCGGGGTTACGAACAATCAGCTCTTCGCCCTTTTCATCAACGTTTGCAATCTGGCCCTTCTTAACGCCACGAGTACCCTTTGCATATTTCTTTGCTTGGAATGCGGGAGTAGGTTCATCAACCTGTGTACTGGAAACATTACTTGCAATTGAAGCAATCGTAGCAATCAGAGCAACTGCACCTGCAACAGCTGCGGCGGCAGCAATCCAACCAGCAATAGGAATGGAAGAAAGAGCGGCAGCAATCGCTTGCATCATAGCGGCCATAGCACTGCCAACGCTCGTCACCAGAGTACCAAGTCCGGCGAAGATAGAAGGGAAGAAGCTTACAACGCCAGACGAGATGGCACTACCGATAGACTGTGCTCCAGCCGCAATTGGGCCAAACATACTTCCGACGGTCTCAACAATGCCACCAAGACCAAGTCCTGTCTGGCTGTTCAGCAGGCCAAATCCTTCTGTGAAGAACGAACCGATGTCACTAAACATCAACCCGGTTTTCTCAGAGATAGATGTCTATGCACCTGAGAAGAACTTACCGATACTGCCAAGGTTGTCTTTCGCAGCACCAACCAGTCTCTCAAAGAATCCACCAGATACACGCTGAATATCACCGGTATTCACCTTTATTGTGTTGCCAAGGATGTCCAATGTCGCAGTGGTGTCTGATTTTAGTGCAGCAGAACCAGCCCTGTTCTTACCAATGATCCAATTCCAGCCGTCAGAAACAGCCTTAGCTGCTCCATCAAACATCTTCTTAAAGCCGCCGCCAAGATCAAAGTCACCATTTTCGCCAGTGAACATGTTCTTGATTTGGTTGATAAAGCCAAAAACTCCACCGCCGTCACCAGTTCCGCCATTAAGGAGGTTCAAGATGTTCGCCAGCGTCTCCAAAGTAGAGATCAGATTGGAAATATCAGTGATAACATTCTTGACGTTTGTCGCGCCCTGAATGGCCTGCATATTGTTAAGGACGCTACCCTTGAAACCATCATAGTGACCTTCCATCTGCTCAAAGGTCATGGCCTCGAACTCGGCTGTGTATTTTAGCTTCTTCTGATAATCATCCCAACTGGTGCCAATAAGATTATTGGTTTCCTGAACTTTATCCTTGAGCTTTTCCAGCTTGTCGATTTCGTCCTGCTTCTTATACTCGCGCTGCTTGTCAGACAGGTTCTGTCCGGCTTCACGAACAGCATTTTCATCTGCTTTCCATACGAAGCCCTGACCTCTGCCGCCATATACATGGACAGTCTTATTGGCCTTTGCACGCTCGTACTCGTCCTGAAGCTTTGCCAGTTCAATTGATCGCTCCTGTGCATCATTTTCTTCATTGAGAGCGTCAATCCGCTTGTCAATAACATCGATCCAGGCTTTACCCTGAATCTTGAGGTCGTTGGACTGTTTGTCGTTCAAGTCATCAAAAACACCAATAAAGGAATTCAAAACAGTGTTCAGTTCGGACATTAGAGTCTTCAGCTTGTCGGCCGATTTGCCCATGCCCTCCATTGAATCTGCGCCCTTGTCGAGAGAGTCCGCCAGAGCGTACAAGATTTGTGCTTGATCTCTAGTTTCGTCCTTGCTTTCTAAATCGGCCGCCTTTGCCTTGATCTGAGCTTTAGTGTAAGCGATAAGTGCATCTTTATTAAAAACAAGCTGGTTGCCTTCCATTCTCAGACAAGCCAAGTATTCAGGGGACATTGTAAGCAGTTTCTGGATACTGTCAATGCTCAAACCGCCGTAAGTGTTGTACTCGTTTGTGACATCACTCAAATCGGTCCATGCGCTCTGCATATCGTCGATCTTGGAGCTGAATTCTTCGACCGTAGAACCGAGACCATCAAAATAGTCCTGAACAGAGATAACATCGTTCTTGATATTATTTGCTGCAATTTTGTAACTCTTGGCGATAGCTTTAGATGCAGCGCCACCTTCAGAGCTGGCAGCTTCTGCTTGCGCTTCGAGAGATTTAACAACAGCATCTTTCAGCACGTCTCCGCTCAGATCAATCTTGCCAGTATCTTTATTGTAGGCTTTATTGATCAGATCCGGATCATATTCACTATACTTTTTAATGGATTGCAGTGCGGCACTTTGAGCTTCAGTGCCTTCATAATCCAGAGCACCAGTACGGCTCTTTTCTGTCTTTTCTTTGACAGTCTTACCGTTGTCCTATGCGTCTTTGAAACCGTCGGTGATTTCTTTTGCCCCTGAGAGAGCAGCGCTATAACCTTCAATTGCTGCAACCAGATCCCAGTAGGACATAGTCTGATCCTTGATGTTACGGTTTGTCCACTTAAGAATCTTGTTATACTGAGTTGCGCTCGCATTATCACCTTTGATTTTAGCATCTTTTAATTCTGCTTCCATCAATTCTTTGAATTTTGCTGTCTGAATTTCAAGTTTTCCAGTTGTATCGTTCTTCTGAAGCACCGAAGAATATTTATCCTCAAGGCCGGTCAGGCTCTGAACAGTTTGCATTGTCAGATAGCCTTGTTCGTTAAACTCTTTCATTGCAGATGTAACAGTAGACCATGCGTCAAGGAAAGTTTGAGCAGCTTTAGAAGAATTATTTGTGGAATCACTAAATCCATTCAGTTGATTTTTTAGACCACTAGCACTATTCATGGCGTTATTCATATTAGTGCTGATCAAAGATAATCTGGTATTTAAAGCCGTCATAACAGAAGAGATTTTCTCTTCAATCTCTTCTGTATTGTCTCCATTTTCAGCGGATCGGGCAGCAGCAAGGGCACCAGCTAGTTTTCCAGTCCCAATTGTGGCATTTTTTAATGCAGGAGCAAGAGCTTCAAGTTTGTTCTTTTCGTCTTCAGTTGCTTCTGTGAATGTCTCTGCTTTTTCTGCGGCATCTTTCTTTGCAATCGCATTTAGCTCTGATATCGCTTGAGAAATGGCTTCCATTTGAGCTTCTGCATATTGAGTGGCCAAAAGATCGGCATAAGCGCTCTGGTTGACCTGAAGTTTTCCATTGACAAGCTCAAGGGTATTGAGGTATGCATCATCCATCTGAAGTAAACTCTGCAAAGAATCAATGCTCAAATACCCATATTTGTTGTATTCTTCAACTGCAGTAGAGCAATTCTTATAAGCGGACTGAATGTTGTCAATAACGCCCATTGTCTCTTCAAGCTGAGACGCATAGTTGTTAGCTGCCTCAGCATTACTTACCTGAAGAAAACCAAATTGCTCAAATACACCAATCAAATCTCCAAAAGAGATATGTGCTTTATCAGCTGTCTCGTGTAGAATTTTTAGTGCGTTCGATTCCGCTTCCGTTTGATGTTCGGTATCAGCATCGATATTTAAGACGGCATCGCCAGTCATGCCGCTAAATTCATTAACAGCGCCGACATAAGAATTGCCTTTAGAATCATTTGTACCACGACGAGACATGGAAGCTTTGACCGCACTAACTTTTTCTGCAAAGATATCAACATTGGTCGTATCAACACTAGTATCGTCTTGTGTATTTGCAAGAGCCTTAGTGGCTGCGGTCATTGCGTTCGTGCCGGCAACATATTCATCTTTGTACTTGGCGAAACTGTCGGCATCTGTCTTGTAATTGCCCATCTGCTCGGAAACAGCAGTGGACAATTCTTCGACCTTGGTTTTCTGGGATTCAAAAGTTTCATTCAGAGCATCGAGTTCTTTCTTTTTATTTGCATACTCTTTAGAATCTTTTCCGCTAGAGGCTTCAATTTGGTCAAGTTCGACCTGAAGATCACGACGTTTTTGAGTAGTATCTTCGAGTGCTGCTGTATACTCCTGGAGAGATTCAGTCTTGGTAACTTTATCTGGTGTCGGAGAGAATATCGTAATAGGATTACCATTAGAATCATAAGACACTTGTGGTTGCGTACTAGATTTAACGATACTATTTTCTGATTTATCATTCACAACAGCGCTAGTATCTGTGTTCGCCTTATCATCAGCGTCTTTTGAAATCTGCTTCTTCAGTTCCAGCTGTGCTTCAAGCATATCGTTGATAGCCTGAAGACGCTCGCGCTCAGCTGGATCGACAATATCTTCGATTTTATCAGCACCGGCTGCCTTTACGGATTTATTTAAGTCATCAATCTTAGACTGAATATCTTCAACGTCTTGAGCGGCCTGATCTGCTGCATCGTGAGAATCGTTCATTGCGTCAACAAGCTGTTCGGAGGCGGATTTGAGGTTCAAAATGTAATTGACTATATTAGAACCGACCCAGGTAAGGAAACCAATACCGAGTCCGATAGCCGCTTGTTTTGCAATAGCGAGAGCACCAGCAAGAGCATCTACGGCAAATGTCTCAAGCCAAGTAGCACCAGTTTGGGCCTGCTGTCCTAAGACAGTAGCTATAATAGTTGATGCCAACTGTTGCTCAGTTTGCTTTGTGTTCTTAACAGCTTCCGTGAAATCCTTTTGTCTTAAAGCGCTCTCGAGATTCTGTTGTGCCGTTTCTTTGCTTACAACGAGGTAGTTACCTTGAGCATCAACAAGTTTAGCAGCTTCAAGAACTTGTTTTGCCTGAACATCAGAAAATTCATTTGACTTTAGAGCATTTTCAATCAAAGAAGAGCTTAGGCTGTCACCCGCAGCGGTTTCTGCCAACAGGGAACGAGTTGCAGTTTGTGCAGCGTCACTCAAATCAGACATTTTGAAAACTGCATTTTGCTGAGATTTATCAAGGCCAGCAAGTTGAGCAGCAAGATTTTGGATAGCAGAATCATCTGCCTGGCCTGTAGTAATATTAAGTTTTTGAGTAGTTACTCTTTGCGCTTTTCCTAGTTTGAAATCCCCAAGTAACATGAGATCTTGTACAACACTAGGCATCTTTTTAAGATAGGAAGATGCGGAAATGGCCTTCTCCAAAGTTCCATCAAGAGATTTGCTAATCTCCACCATTGACTTATTGACTGTCAACCTTTATACTTGTATCAGTGGTCAAATGATACAAAAGTGTCAGAGGTGAAAACTGTGAAATTTGGTGAAATGAAATATGATGTGCCTTTTGAAAAAATAAAAAGTGCAGTATCTGGAGAATTTAGCTTTTTTGAAAAGCTAAAGATTCAGCAAGAAGGGAAAAGGCTTTATAAATTGCATCCAAAGTACGATTATTTGAAAGAAGATCCATGGCTAAAAGAAGAAGGGGATTTTTATAAATCCGTAACCTATGCCTATATGGTTGATCAGATATTAAAAAATAATCCGGAACATACAGAAGAATATAAAAATCAAGTCGAGAAATTCATAAAAGGATGGTCTAATGGGACAAAAGATATAAACACAAAGGCAGCGCAAGCATACTCTTGGTACAATAGAGACTTTATTCATTGGTATCAGAATTATCTTCGTGAACAAGCAGATCCAGGTTGTCTCGAACGTGAACGCCAAAAAGAGGAAAAAGAACTTCAAGAATCCATCACTCTCCATGCAGCTGTGGCAAAAATGGATGAAGAACGCCATCCTCATGTCATCTGTCCATACTGCAAGTCCACGAACACTGAAAAGATCAGCACCGTAAGCCGCGCCGTGTCTGTGTCTCTCGTGGGGGCTGCCAGCGGGAAGATCGGCAAACAGTGGCATTGTAAGCAGTGCGGAAGCAACTTCTAAGCCTGCGCGGAGGACATATAATGGAAATTTCACTTGAAAAAGCACAACTTATTTCAGAATTAGAAGAAAAGATAGCCAATAACACCTATAACGAACACAACAACTATGGACGAGGCGGCTGGTATCGCTATCCAATCAACTATAAAGATGTCCATGATGGGAAAGAATACAAATGGGACACAAGAGCTGTCTACGTTAATTCGGATGTTGTAGAAAGTATGCGATACGACTTTGGTGAAAACCAACTCTATATCGGATATGCATTAGAAGAAGTTCTTGACTACCTTGAAACACGATATCATCTTGACTTTACAGAACTCGAAAAGAAAGAGTTGGCTAAATTTCATACTGATGAAGACGATGATGACTGATAACCGCACAGTTAGGTACCGAAGCTCGGCAAACAGTTCAAGTGTAAGAATTGTGGGTATGAGTGGTAAGAAATAACTAACTCAACGGGCGTAAAGAAGCACCCGGAGGTGCATAACTTCCGGGTGCTTGCTTGTTTAATCGAATGGATAAAATTCTTTGATTTTTGGAGAGCCATCGTCGTAAGCCATTTCAAAACACTCAATATTTGACATTGGAATACAGAGAATCTGGTCGCATGGCTCGTCATCTTTAGATTTTGAGTTTTCGTCTGTCTTTTTTGCTAGGACACTATTGTAATTAGTAAGGATTAGCCAATCATCGTCAGCTTGGTGGATAAGTCCACAATACGCACGACCATCAGATAAATAAACGATGACGTAATTGCAACCATCAAGATCTAATGTTGAAAGCCAAATATTTTGAATATCAGATAGTCTGAGATATGAAAACAGTCGATCAATCAATCCGATTCTCTGTAGTCCATACAAAATAAATGGCAGCATCGTACAAGTAACGACATAAATAGCCTCATTGAATCGTGTTATGGCACAAGCGTCTACTACTATCTTTACAATATAACTAATTATAATTGCCCAGAAAATAAAAGCAGAGTGGTCTTGCTTTTTAAGAAATATAAAATTATAAATAGTTAATGTAATTGCACCTGGAATAAAATATGCGAAAAGTTCTGGTAAGAATTCTATAATTTCTTTCATGTCATTTAATCACCTCTGTTTGACTTTTTCTTTAGGCTTTCCGGGATTTTGATTCTTTGGAGAATATGTGTAAGTTCCATTACGTTTTTGAATATACTCTTGATTGCTTTTTGTTTCTGGATGTTTTACAGAAGTTTTGCTTTTGTTTTCCATGATTTAACACTCCTTTTATAGAAGTGTATCATGGTTCAAAGATGGTGTCAACTGCATATCCGCTTTACGCAATCCAACAGTCAGTCGGAGGTGCGAGTTTCTTACGATTATGTAATCTGACTTCGTATTCTTCTTCTGTTACTTTATCATAAGATTTGGTATCATCGTTCCACAAATAGAGTTCGTTTTCGTGATGGACTTCGCTTTCGATACAGTCAAAGAGAATCATTCCGTTAGCCCATCCTGGATCTCCTGGACTGTAGTAAGTTTTAGTATACGTCATAATCATTCTCCTTTATAAAAATAGCAAAAGCCCGGCCTCCCAGTAGTAGGGAAGTCGGGCTTGTTCATTATGATAGCTGCACAGCAGTTATTTCAGAAGTTCGGCGATCTCTTCGGCAGTCATACCGCTGGCCAGTGCATTGGCAACAATATCTTCTGCCTTTTTGCGATTCAGCTCTGCGGCAATCTTTTCATCAGCATCAGCCTTTTTCTTTTCGAGCTTTACAATCTCTTTATTGAGTTTTTTCAGCTCTACTTCTTTTGCTTTCCTTTCAGCGTTCAGCGCGGCAATATTCGTGCCGAGTGCTGCAATTTCTTCAGTGAGAGATTCTGCAGCAGTATTTTTCTCAGCAATCTGTGCTGCGTAATCAACGCCATCGAGAACCTTTGCTTTATTCTTGCTTCCTTTGGGTCTAGCCATAATAAAATACCTCCGTATATTTTGAATACGCGATTGTACTTTTATTATAGCTTACGCTGTAAGCAGTGTCAATATAAACTATGTCGAAAGGAACTGATCTTCAATTTTGTCTATTAGCAAATCAATGTCTTCAGGTTCTCCGTATTTTATCTCAGCCTGAGATGGTGTACGAAGGGTGAATATAGTATGATTGTCGTAATTACTTATAGAGTAATCCATAGAAGACAGAATATCCATCCCAATAATAGCATCATAAACACGAGGCTCGTCTTCGAGAACAGTCAATTCTTGATTCTGAAAATAAATGTCAGACGATAGAATTAAATTTGCAAGAACAGAAGGCCTATTTGCATCTTTTTCTCCAAATTTAACGTGATATGTATTCCCTGTTAATTGTAAGTTTAAAGAGGTAGACACAAAACTAGAAACATAACTTGCCGCCGCACCCGTATCAATAAGAGTCTGGACTTTCATCATACAGCTATCGGTTTTAAAAATCACAGGAATGACGATCAATCTTGCGATTTCATTATAAATATAAGTGTATGTTTTTACTTCACGCATAATCATCCTTCTTTTTTTATTATTAAGTAAGATTCAAATGGGCCCAAGTAATCAATATCTGGAAGAAGCTTTTCGTTTTCAGCCTGACATTTGTAAAAATAATCTGTCATAGCCGTTTTTTCTTCAATAGATAGTTTCTTACGTAACTGGAAATATTTATTCTGCCATTCTAATCGATGTGGATGATCAAAATACCAAGCCCACGCATATTTCTCGCAAAGCTTGCGCATCTCTTCATTCATATTTGCCTCCTGATACTATCATATAATAATGCTTCTGTCAAATTTGTTTTCTCCACTTTTGACAGCAGGGGAGATGCCACCTGTAATTTTTGCCTACTGTGTTAAACGCACGTAGGTGATTTGGAGCACCCAATAGTGAATCTGCTTGTTTTGTACGCACGTAGATCCACTCCGACATTATGCTCTCTGAAGCTTCTTCCAACAGTTTGCTTAATAAGACTTTGCCGGAAGCTTGCCTGCGGATTCCTTTCGGTTCCCGGACGAGAATTACCCAAACTCGCCACAGCTTACGCTGCCATGTTCGTCGGTTTTACTAAATACTCCCTCGCACTGCAGCACCTAATATAATAAGCGCCGCAGGCTTGTTCCGTGTCACCACCCGGAGTGTTGCTGGGCACAATCGTGAAACCCGTCATTTTGGGTTTACCCAGCTGAGTTATAAAGGTTGCGATACCAGCACCCATTGGAATAGCGCCAGTAAATTTGATCATTGCATCTGCGGCTTTTGTAAGTCCAGTTGCGAGAGATACGACAGTCTTGACCAGACCGGAGTCAAGTACATCGGTAGAAAGAGCTTGGAAAGATGCGTCAAGCTGAGCAAGACGACCCTGAATAGAATCAAGGTATTTCTCATTCTCAGCCCATGCGACGTTTGCACTGTTTGCAGCAGATTCCATGGAAGATTCAGCAACGTCAAAATTATTTAGAATAGCACTAACAGCATTTGCGTTTCTCTTTCCGCCAATCATTTCAGTGACGTTCGCCTGCGTTACATCGGACAGACCACTCCATACTTGAGACAGCTCTTTCATGATTTGATATGTACTCTTGAAATTTTTGCTATCCAGCATGATGTCAACGCCAGTCAGAGATTTCAGTTCGCTACGGAGCTCAGACACAGAATTGGCCATACCATCAACTTCAATACCTGCATTCTCTGCGTCACTTTTAGCAGCACGGAGATACATAGAAAGACTTTTTAAAGTTGTACCGACCGTGTCTGCATCTTGGATAACTGCGTTTGCAGCAGTACCAAGCGCAATAGTTTCTTCCAGCGTATTATTAGCGGCCGACATAGCAGCAGAACTGCGAGTCAAGATTTCACCAAGGTCTTTTGCGGTAACAGGTTGTGTATTTGCTACAGCGTCAATTTTATTAACAACGTCCTCTGCCTGGTCAGCAAGTAAACCAAAGCCTTGCAATGTCGAAATTAGATACGAAGACGAGGTGTTAACGTCATCAATTCTGTCTCCCACGTTTTTGAGCAGGGTAGAGTAGGTAGCCATATTCTCGGCGTCTTCATCAGAATAACCGAGGCGCTTCCAATCAGCAGTCGAATTGATGTAATCACTAATCGAAACACCAAGCTTTTGTGCTTGCTCAGACGCGCGGCTCATATACTCTTCAAGAGATTTGCCAGCGTATTCACTGACTTTGCGCAATTCTGTAACAGCTGTATCGATTTCAACTACATTCTGATATACGATCCGCAGAGCGTCTTGCATCTTGTGCAAAGCGGCCATGGTAATCATAGTGCTCAGATGCTGGCCAAAAAGCTTTTCAAACTTATCAAATAGACTTTCAGATTCCAGACCAAGCGCTTTAGCTTGAGCACGAAGTTCGGCCATCTGTTGCTTTAGTTTACCAATATTTTGATAAGCATTTGGATCAGCCAGAGCAGCTTGTAATTCTCTAACAGAATCACCCATTGCGCTACTGACTTTTGGAAATTTCTCAAGATAGTCCATTAGCTGAGACTTGAGGTTTGCCACTTCGGTTTTGCCCTTTGCTGTCTTATTCATACGTTCAACATCAATACGCAACTCTTGAACGTCAATACCAGCATCATTAGCAGCGATTCCAAGCTTGTTATAAGCATCGACAAGAGATTTAACACCATCAATCTTGTTGTTTTTAGCCTAATCGATGGCAACTTGATCTTTGTCGCCAGAAGTATCCTTTTGAAGTCTATTCAAAAGATCGTTTGCAGAACCACGAATGTTCGTGACGTTCGCATAGACAGGCATATCTGTTTTATTGTCCTTTTCAATAGAACCTTTATATGCGTCGACTGTCTTAATAAACTTCTGTAGAGAACTAATGTCTTTGTCCTGAACCTTGATAGCTTCTTCTTCAATTTTTGCGCGCTTTTGTTGAGCCTCGTTGACAGCATCAATATCTCTTCTGTACTGGTCCATGATTAAAGAATAACGCTGATCGGAAGATAAACCAGTAGCGGTAGCCTGATTTTGCAAATCAAGAAGATTATTATCCGCAATACTATTTTTACCAGACTTTGAGACCCAATCTCTTGTCCATGGCTCTGCTTTTATAAAATCGTCATACGCCTTGATCTTACGATTAACTGCTGTTTGCAATTTTGTAAAGAAAGCGGCATCATCTGAATCTTTTTTATCAGCAGCTTTTTGAGCTTCTTTTGCTTGCTTTGCGGCTTCATCACGGCGCTTTTGAAATGCCGCCTGGGCTGCATCATGCTGTTTCTGTTGTTCTGCATTTGCTTCACGAGTCATCCCAGATTGATATGCTGCCATTACAAAATTATTTTCTTTTACTTGATCGTTATATCCAGGAATATCAGATAAAGAACCAGTATAATTCGATTTAAAATCATTGATAGACGATTGATTTTTATCTCTTAAATACTCTGCCTGTTTTGCTTCAGCACTATTATCGCCATACTTCTTGCGTGCTTTTTCAGCATCTGCCCACAACTTTGGCTCTTTCGCGAGATTTTCAAGAAACTCCTTTTCAGAAGCGATGCGTTCCTTCTCTGCAGATTTATTTGTAGCAACGATTGCTTTTTGCTGATCTCTAGCAGCAATTTGTGTATTTTTATGTCTAATATCGTCGCGATCCTTACGAAAATTCGACATATTCTCGGCAAAAACTTTACGACGCTCAGGCATCGCTTGTAAATACTGACTTCCAACTTTAGATTCGAACTGGCTGATTATATCTAATGTATTCTGTAGCTCTTTTTGAGAAGATTTTACATATTCCGAATCATCACCATATTTGCGACGCGCGACAGCAAGTTCTTTATAAATCTTTGAACGCTGGCGAAGTGCTGCGATATATTTTTCTTCTTCTGCGACTTTGTCTTTGTCTGAGTTTTCTGCAACACGACTGTTTCGAATATGCTCTGAATCTTCAGTAGCAGAATGATAGATAGAACTACTTTGCCATGCAGAACGTCCGCCACGTCCTTTATAAAGTTTCGTGAGCTTACCTTTCGTTGTACGCTCTCGTCTTGAAAGCTTCGATAAATAGTATGAGTCTTCAGCAGCGGCTTCCGATTGCCCCTTACGTGTATGAGTTGTGAGAGAGTTTTGAACACGCGCTTTACCTTTCATAATGGAAGCAAGGCTCGTCAGAAGTTCTTTACTTTTACGCTCAAAATCTCGATCGGTCAAACCATTCTTTGTTTTCGCCGTAGACTGTTTTGGTTGCGCCTTTCTGGTAGCTTCCTTAGTCGCTTCTTTTACCGCATCAACAATCTCAGCATTTTTCAGGATTAGATTACCGTTAATATCAAATTTCTTTTTTGAAATTTCAACATCATCAATTTTAATATCACTTGCTTTGATTTTTACAGCGCCATTGATGTTTAAAGGATCGGGTCTCTTGATATCCTTATCCTTGAGTTCGACTTTGCCATGAATATCTACTGGATCACCAGCGACCACTACATCTTTTGTATTCAGTGCGATAGAATTAGTTATTGTACCGTAAGCATCCGTCTTTTTTGCGATAAGATCCAAGTCTGTGATTTGATTCTCAAGAGATTTATTCAAAGAATCTACTTGACTCATAGAATACTCGAACGCAGTGCCAATAGAAGCGATATCTGTCATATATTTATCAATGCCTGTTGTAACCGCTTCAAGATTGCGCTTGATGTTTCCAATAGATGTTGCTTGCTTTTTTAAATCAAAAGTTGATTGTGATTCACTCATCGTAGTGGCAGTCGCTGTGGTTTCGCCATTAGCATTCTGCTTTTCGAATTTTAATGTAAAATCAATATTTTTAAGTGCATTTGTTAGTTCTGTACGAACATTCTCAATTGCATTTTCTGCTGGCCTGAATCCGATAGGAGCAGACACTTTAGCAAAAATTGCATCAATAGAGCTCTGAAGGTCTTCTTGTTTTACATCAAAAACAACTTTTTTTATTTTTGCAATACCATCATCAATCAAAGATTGAGATTCATTTTTGTTATTTGGCGCTCCAGGGAAATTAGGAACAGAAGTTGTAGAGGCTGATTTTAATTTCGACTTTGATGTCTCTTTGGGTTTTTTCTTGTCACCTACTGGTACATTGGAATCTTGTATAGCAGCTGCTCGATCTGCAATACCTTTCAATTTATTATCGTCGAAATTTTTAAGAATATCGGAATATTCCTTCAACTCATCCTTAAGTGATTCTTTATTGAGTTTGACTTTGGACAATAACGTGCTCTCAAGGTTAATAGCGCTTTTTCTTTTTCTATTTATCTCCTCATATTTAGTTGAAACCTGACTTAGCGCCTCATCAATACTATCAGCATATTGTTTAATAGAAGAAGAATCAAGTAGTCCAGAAGAATCTTCCTTTTTAGCAGATTCTACCTTTTTTTCAACTTGTGTCCGTGTCCGTTGCAATACATCTTGTTCATGTATCACTTCTTTTGAACGTTCTGATACTTTATCCAGATTCAAGATGGTAGAATCGCAAAGTGTATCTAATGAACTGCTATATTTTCCAACGTTTGCATATAGACGTTCAGAAAAATCTTGTGCTTCGGATTTGTCTTTGAAAATCGGCGTTTCAGAAATTAGATCAAGAACATTGATTAGTTCAAGTAAATCTGAGCATGTTTTTTCAATATTAAAGTCCTTATTATTAAATACCGAAGAAACACTCTTCATTCCAATAGTTGACGAGAATCCTTCTAAAACTTTTTTTAAATCTTTTGATTCTGATTTTAATGTTCGAAGCTTTTCTTGAAAACCTTTGACATCAATAATTTGCTCGTCCTCATCGATATATTTTTCATCTGTATATAAATCGGTTAACGAATCTTTTAATTGTAGTATAGAATCCTTTACTTTTTGAATAGACGTTAAAGTTGTTTTAGATTTATAGTTTAATAAATCATCTATGGTTAATGGTTTGACTGATTTTTTTGCAGTCTCAGTAGCATCATTGACTGTTTTTGACACTTCTTTGCTCAATTTTGCTCCTGCTGCAGAAATATTTTTTGTTGGTAGCAAATCATTAACCAATCCAGTTAAATTATCGGAATTTCTTGTCAGATTTTTCAAATAGTAGCTGAGTTTATCGTTGACATCTTTTAGTTCCTTTTTTAAAGCAGAAGATAATTCATTACTGAAATCGCCTACATCAACTTTAAGTGGAACCTTTGGAAAATCGGGACTTTTAACAGCCTTATCAATTTCCTCTTTAATCTTTCCTTTAATATCTCCAGTAATATTAGGAGTGATATCAACTGGATAATCTCCACCAAGGTCATCTTTAATAAAATTATCGAACTTGCTTAAGTCAGGTTTGATGACCACTGTCGGCGGATTTTTAATATCGTTGAATTTTCTTTGGATGGTATCGCGTGTTTGCTGTGGATCAACATGTGGATCTACTTTTACTTTGATACTCAATTCTGGTTCTCTAGGCATATCATATTCCTCCTTTTGGAGCCGAATCTAAAAAAAGCAGGCTTTTAATAAGTCTGCTCATCTTTTTAATTACTTCAGTTGTCGTGATTGATTCGATTGCGTAACATTTTAACAATGTCGGCATAACGATAATTGATATCCTTTTGAGTGTTTTCAATAAATGGACGTGGATTAGTCCAACGATATCTCTTATGTGTCCATGGATTATGTGCGCCTTGCTCAATCAGTTGAGCCAAGCTGTCATTTTGAGACACCCAGTTTGGAGCATCAAGTCGTGGCCCTTCTATTGGAGCACGTTCATATACATATAAAGTTCTATTATCTGTTCGAACTTTGTGCTTGATATTATCATCATCTACTAGACCACCATCTTCTTCACGACGTTCATATTCAACAGGGGAGTAAGTAGTATAAACATCTTTTTGGACATGTTCCTTAAGTTTGTTCTCTACATAAGGAGCAATATCTTTGTTTAATGCTTTATTCGCTCTTCGCATGATTTCTGCCTGAAGTTCTTTGGTCGTAGTACATGATTTCTTCCCCATAGTTTACTCCTTGCATTCAGCGGCCGCAGAAATAAGCTCTGCCGTATCAATTGAAGGGGCACCATCGAGCATACCTTCAGGAGTTTTGACGCTATAGTTATCTTTCTCTACCGGTTTCTTCAGATTTTCTTCAGCGATTTTTTCAATCATTTTGTTCATGTCGAACTGATCACCAATGCCGCTCAGTACCTCGGCAGCCAACTGCATCAGCTGCTCAAACGGCTGGTTCTTTGCTGCGGCTTCAAATGCGGCCATATACTGCTGGCGGGCAATCTCGATTTTTTCGCGGCAAGCCTTGTTCAGTGTAGTCAGAATATACTTGCGCGGAGCCTCGTTCATCAACTTGGTCGTTTCATCAGAGAAAGCCAGTTCACTCATCTGGTCCTGGTCCATCTCACTGGTTTCCAGACCAGTAAACATGATCAGTGTTGTAATTCGGAAAGCGTAGTCATACAGCGCCGGCTCGTAACGGCCATCGCGCTCGGATAGGCTCACCACGCTGTCAACAAACAAAATTCGTTCAGCCAAAGTCAGATTATTCTTTGCATCCATAAGTATTAGTCCTCCTGATTTAATTTATTGTTTTCAAGTTCCATCTTTACAGCGGTCGCAATGCACATCGCGTCAGCTTCATCAGACGAAACATCTTCTCCATAATAGGTTTTCACATAGTCAATGGCCTGCTGCTTTAATTCAGCACGCTTTACTCGACCCTGTTTAAATCCTAATATCTTTCGCCACTCAGATGGTTTAATGATTTCATAGGGGATATTATTTAGCTCACATGCTCCCATAATCGCTCCTTGCAGTTGCGCCAGCTGGATCAATGTTTTTGGCGAGCTTTGTAGTGCAACATCTTCGATCACTACAAGGTCTGGACGATTGTTCTTGATGCGGCTCTGGATCATCTGGCGCATCATTGTCGAGCGTTCCAAGACATCCTTGGTTTTGCTCAGGTCGATCAGCGAGTGATAAACAGTATCGCCATCAATGGTACAGACACCCGTCTTGCCGAGAGCCTGATCAAAAGCAATGATTTTTATAATAAACACTTCCTTTTTCTTTCTGGATGTGGTACAATTCAAATTTGAAGAACACCTGCGTATCCCTTTTGGGAATTATTAAAACGGCGAGAATTAGTAGGGGCTTCCCGAAGTCCAGTAGAGAGACTGCTGGCAGAAAGGAGGCCCGTATGATGATTGACTTCGACACCATGTCTAAGTTCGTTCAATTCGTAGCTGCTTTGGTGACTATCGCCAAGTTTGTTATGGAAGTAAGCCAGCCCCGGGCATAAGCGGGGCCAATTGTCCGATTATTCACTGAAGCTCCTATGCAAATTAGAGAGCGGAAAGTCGCCACGTGGGTGTTCTTCTTATTTGTGAGTTTCCTCATATCAACGCGCAATTGCAATAATTGTGCGCTCATAAAAGGGGCAGAGCCCCGAAAGACTCTGCCTCGTGTAAATGCTATGTATCAGCCCTCGTTGGGGAAGATCAAAGAGAACATGTCGCCATTCTCGTCAGCCAGAACGTCGAAGGTCATGGTCAGAGAAACGGGATCGCCGGTGTTCTGCCAGGACAGCTCAAAGCCGGCCTGAGGAGCAGCCTTGTACCAGATGGGATGTGCCTCGATGATGTCGTCGTTCTCGGTCTTGTAGGGAATGGAACCCTCGACACGATAAGCCTTGGGGAAGTGACGGCTATCCAGGTGCACAACCTGAGCGGCTGCCTGCTTTGCGTAGTAATACACGATGTACTCGACACCGCTCTCAACGGTGCAAGTAACTTCCTTACCAGTAGCACCAGTAGTAGTAATCTCAGTACCCATATCGTCATCAGCCTTAAAGACCTGAACAGCAGTGCTTGCAATCTCAGCAGAAACCTCCAGCTTAGTGGTATCAGCAGCAGTGACCTTCTCGCGCTTCAGGAAGTTTGCGGTAGTGCCCAGGTCGTTGCCGGACAGCATCTGGAAGACCTTGACGGGGTAAACCTGTGCCTCGATGGTTAGAGTGCCGGTACGAGAGCCGTCAAACTGCACGCGGTTAGGTGCGCCCTGGCCGCCGGTTGCGAACACGCGGTCACCCTCAAAAGAGGTAGAAGTGACGTTAGCCCAGTCAACATTCAGGAACAGCTTCTTGGTGGAGTAGTCGACCAGCATCAGATCGGCGACCTCGCGGTTAGCGAAATTTGCATTCTTGTTAGCCATAATTGTTATCCTCCTATAGTTTCGTTTTCTTTGTCAATTCGCTCTATCCATTTCGAGGGGTCATATTTACCGCCCCAAACGGAATAGTTCATTTCAGCGATATTTAGTTGTTTTGCGCGTAATAGTTGAGAGAACGTATCTCGTATCTGTCCAACTGTCAGCTCAAAGATGTTTGAATAATTCAAACTTGGATGAAAAGTGCATAAGAGAGAAATCATGTTCGGCAGCTCGAAATTCGGGTCTGCCTTTTTTGTTTGTTTGAACTTTTTCTTCTTCTTTTGAAACTTCTCATAAAACAAGCGATCTTTTTCGGTCTTGAATTTTGGAGCTTCTTCCGGGATATCGCTTTCATCGATATCAACCATCTGCAGGCAAAGCTTTGTTACGGTCGAATAGTTGTTTCTGTCAATATAGCCACCGATAGAAAATCCTTTTTTGCCGCTATTTTCTTTGTCGATAAAAATTGCTCGATGCTGCTCATCCCACTCCAATTTCCCAGAAACAAAAAGACCCAGAGCCGAAATTAGTTCAGCCCTGGATTCATCTGTCGATGTAAGAATATCAAACATCGCAATATTTGCTTTTTGCTCACTTGTCATTTGCTCCCAGATATCTGGCATCTTCATCATAGTTGCCGCATCGTGGTAGTATTTTTCTGGGGTATATAAAAACAAGGTCAATGCGTATTGATACTGGGTATAACCTATCTTCAAAATGTCTTTCAGAAAAGGGGAGTGGATTCGCCCAACATCTTTTAGCTGCACGCCATATGGGCTCAGATGATCAAGGTACGATATTTTTCTCATCAGCGAGCCCTCCTAAAAGAGCCGACCTGATAAACAAGCATTCGTCCGTAATAGCACTGCGCCGGCTTATAGATGCTGCTTCCAGCCTATTCAAGCGGCCCAATTCCAAATTCTTTGTTTCCATTCAGAAGCTTATCAATATCACTGGCCAAAATATCAATGCGTGTTCCAGCTTGTCCTTTCCGATGATATGTTTGCATAAGGTTTTTACTGCAATATGCAAACACATAAATGGTCATCATCGTAATAGAATCGCCGCTGGTTTGTTCTGGCACAACCTCAACACACAAAAATGTTTTTGAGTTTTCCTGTGTATCTGGAACATACTCATACTTAAACACGCATCCACCTTCACCCGACCCATTCTTACCAAGCAGAAGAGTTTCGGGATCGTCGATATCATCTGTGTTGCCCAATAGGACATCAAGGACATTTTCGTCATTGATCAACTTAGAAACGACCCGATTTTTGAATACCCCGATCTCATCGAGATTCATATCAGATCACCTCCAATTCGATCTTTTCGGTAAGGCCGGCTGCTTTAACCGTCAGTACCACGACTTGTCCAATCAACTTAGAATCATCCACACAAGTGATCTTGCACTTTGCACCGGTCGTAGTCGTATTACCGCCTTTGAAACATACTCCCGCAGGAGTACAATCGCCGGTAAGCGTCCATTCTGCGCCGTCGTACACTTCGCCATCGATTTTTGCAGTAAATAGCTTGCCAAATCCGCCTGTTGGGATGGATGGTTCACCCGTAAACTCTATCGAAAGCACTCTGTCGTCTACGATGTTATCGTCAGGATAGGTGATTTCCACGTTATCGGAAGCATCTTCAGGCACATAATTGCAGATCATTTTCTCTACATTGTCTGTTTCTGCGTTGTAAAGATCCTGTTCAACGTTAAACGAGAGGAACCCGATCTGGTCATTATCATAGTCAATTCGGCCAGTCATCTGGTCAATCGACGTGATTCGATAGGTCTTTGGTTCTCCATTGACGATCTCCAACATCAGCCGTTTTCCAATGTTCAGACGGGCAGAATACTCGTCGAACGGGGTTTGAATGCGGAATTCACGGGTTGAATAACTCATTACCTTATTCTCACTCAGGTTGGAGTAATACGGCTTTTCCACAGTTGCCCATAGAGATACGATCTTTTTTGTCTGGTCATCCTGCCACACGATTTGTTTCTGGCAGATCTGAATGCGGCCGCGCACGGTAATCTCATCGTCTGCATCACGTTCTGTAATCAGCCAGTGGCTCTTACCCCAGTACATAATGCTGCCGATCTCAAAATCCTCACCAGGTCTTGTGCGGAATATTTTCTGGTTTGTAACAGTAGATGATATAATATTTACCCAGCGGGGTACGTCATCTATCGTTACTTCTTTATAAGAAGGATTGACTGGCGCTAAAAAGCGCGTATCATGGAGTGCCTTATTGATCACCCTGTCGCGCTGTGTCTCTCCATCCTGTTTCAGCATGGCTCTATATTGAGATCTTGTCATATCCCACCGCCTTACTGTGTCCATTCAGAAACACTGTTTGACTTAAAGGAATACAAGTTCATCTCAGCAGTCAATTTACGCTGCGACTGCGCCAAAAGGTCTTTCATCTGCTCTAGTAGCTTAGCAGGGGAGAAGAAAGAAAAGTCCTTGGTGCTCATAGCGTTCTTCAAAGCGTCAGAGTTGTAAACATACGGCTCCAGCCAATGCACAATCATGCTCAACGCCAGAATACTCTGTTCCTTGCGGGTCAGAGTAACATTGAACTGCTGCAGCTCATCATCATAGTCAGTCAGGTCTTGCACGCAAATGTCAGCAAAATCATCAATGGCAGCCTGAAGCAGGTCGCTCTCTGCATCTGCAAACATCTCGTCAGTATATCCTTCCTTGTCATAATCTCGAATGCGCCCACGACAGCGGGCATAGATACTTTCAAAAGTGGTTGCCATGACCCGCCTCCTTTACATCAAATTGTGTCTTCCAACTCAACAGACAGGGAGTCCTCCAGCGCCTTAATTGCACTGCGGCTGTCCAGCTCACCGGTTTCGATCTTTTTCTTAGCCTCAGATGCAATCGCATCCTTGGTGCCGCCCGGCAGTGTCGGGACGATCTTCTTAATCTCATCGGCGGGCATTGTAAACACGTCATTGAAGTTGTCGGTGGTCAGACTATTTTTGTAATAGCGCTCAACGCCAAGCTTCTTGATAATGGCGGGATCATCGATCAAAATCCAATTTTCCTCAAAGAACCGGCGCTGATTACCGCGCATAGAAACCAGCTCGCGATACTCCATTTCCTGAACATCGCCAAAAGCCTCCCACTCAACGGTATAGCCGGGATTCAAGGTGGACTTATAGATCAGATTACCAGCTGTGCCATTGCGGCACTCCACCATGGTCTCGTTTGTAATTTCGACTACGGGCTCGGTCGCTACGGGAGCAGCAGCTTTCGCGGCTGTAGTCTTAGTTGTACGTCTTGCCATTCGTTCCTCCTATTTAATAAAAGAAGCGGCAGGGTTGTTGCCCCACCGCTATTCAACTCAAATTATCGATCAGGCCATCTTATATGCGCCGAAGTCACGATCAAACACAATGGCAATGCCGGTGCGCTTCATCATCAGGAACTCCTGGCTCATATCGGCGTTGTTCATCGGGGTGCCCATCAGCATAGTGACATCACCCTCGGTAACGCGCTTAATGGGCTTGGTGTCGCCAGCAAACACGTACAAGGTCTTGTCATCCAGGATGAAATCGGTGGTGCCGGTAGCGTGACGCTGCTTCACAGCAATCAGCTCAGTACCATTGAAGCGGCCAAAGTGACCCATTGCGTACATATCTTCCTTGGCGGAATCAGACACAACGGCAGTCTTGATCTGACGCAGAGCCTTACGGGTGCCAACAATCACAGCGGTCTCGCCAGTAGAAGCCTCAACGTGCTCGATCAGGTCCAGCAGCTTGTCCTCGTCAAAAGAGCCGGTCTCAATGTAGGGAGCATTCAGCTTGCTGAACATGCCAACGAATGCGGCGTATGCAGAATCCAGCTCATCCTTTGTGAAGGACTTGGAAACGATATCAACAAACTTGTTAAAGTCGATACGGCCAGCCAGAACACGGTTCAGCTCCTCGTAGATCTTAATAGCGTGCAGATGAGTATTGACGGTGATGTCAGTACCAGCTTCCAGACGCTGACGGCGCACGCCCTGAGTACCCTCGGCGATATCGGCAACAGCAAACAGGCACTCGCGCTCGATGTGGAACTTGGGAGTGTCGCCCAGAGCCAGGTTGCGGTCCTCGACCATGTTCATAAAGAACTCGTCACCCTTCAGACCTTCCTCAGAAATAACATTGACCAGCTCCTCAACAATAGCGAACACCTTGGAGCAGCTGCCGTCACGCAGAGCCTTAATGTCCAACTTGGTGGAACCGCCATTTGCCTCAACCAGAGCCTTACGCAGAGCCTCCTGGGTGTCGTTCACAGAATAATCACCAGCAACGTGGCCCTTGTAGCCATCGAGAGCCAGCTTGACCAGATTAGAATCAATAGCCATGGTATAAACCTCCTATAATAAAAATGGCCGCCCGCTTTAAACGGACGGCTTTATGTTGATTTCTTAAAACTTCGGAATCACTTCAGGGTGATCATGTAGTAGGTATAGCGACCATCGCCAAAACCAACAGTCTCAACGAAGTCAATGCAGCCAAAGGTCTTGTCATCAGCAGCTTCCTGAATCTGGATCTTGGTGTCATCGGCAGCAAAACCGACATACTTGCCCTTTGCAGGGGTGCCGTTAAATGCCTCGGCAGTAGCAGAGAAGCCACCCTTAGAAACATTCAGAGCATAAACACGCACGGGCTTGCCAGCCTCGTTGACCCACTCGGGCAGATAGTGTGCCACGGTCTGATCATAGAACAGCTCAACGCCAGCGGTCAGATACAGGTCAGCAACGGTGGAAGTTGCGGTGGGAGCGGTAGCCTTGTAGACCTCGCGACCCAGCTTCTCGCCCAGAACAACCAGCTGAGCGTTATCAATCTCAGCAGCATTGGACTCCTTGTAGAAAATAGCACTCTCCAGCTGAGCACCATCCAGGGTGCCACCCAGCTTGTCAATGCGCACAACAGCATGCTTATTATTAGCCATAATTATGTACCTCCTAATTTTTGGTAAATTACTTATTGCCGAGATAGTGTTCGATCAGACCACCATACGCGACATCTGAACCGTTCTGGGTGCCACCCACGCCAAAGCGGACAGTTCCTTTGTTGTTTTTATTGGGAACATAAGAAAACTCAGCACTCTTGCGGCCAACCAGCGCATAGCACTTGGTCTCCAGATTGGAGTAGCTGATCTCCTTGTTCTCTTTCAGTGCAATATACTCAGCATCTGCGCCAAGCTTCTCGTCAAAGGTGGCAAACAGAGCGTTGCGCTTTGCTTCCATCTCAGCGGCTTTTGCGTCAGCTTCGGCCTGCTGATATGCTTCCAGCTTTGGTTTGATTTCGCTAACTTCATTAGCCGCTTTAGTATAGCTGTCAGACAGTTCAACAAGTTTATCAGTCAAAGTAGAAAACATAGTGATTAGGCCAGGCATTACGTCGCCATTATCCCAGTCCTCATAAACGACCTTCTTACGTTTAATATTCTCATACTCCAGAACAACATTGTCGCCGTTCATAGAGTAGGGAATCCCCATCAGTTGATATGTGCCAGAATCGGTTACAATAACTTCGTTGTCCTGAATATCAGTGAGCCAATACTTAGGAATCATGCATTCATGATCCCAACGAGAAGGAACCTGAATTTCAAGCAGCGCATTATAAACTTCATCACGAAGCTGATTAGCGGTCAAAGTAAATTCGCTGGATGCAGCAGGTTCGCCTTCGGCTGTCGGTGCTGTATTTTCAGTTGGAGCAGCCTCTCCCTCATCTTTGTTTGCTACGGTATTTTCAGCCGCAGGAGTCTTATCTTCACCCTCTGCTGGAACAGACTTTTCCGTGGTCTGGGTCTCTGGCTCCTGCACAGTATTCTCTGCCGGAGGAGTCGCAGTCTCGTGATTTTCGGCCGCAGTGTTCTCGGCAGTTGCAACCGAATTCTTTTCATTTTCATTCATTGGCGTTGTATCTCCTTTCTCCTCATCGGATGGATTATCATTTTGCGCAGTATAGTTCTGCTGAATTGCTTGATACTCATAGAGCCGATCGCGGATCTGAGCGGTAATATCTTCAACAGAAAAATTGGCAGTAACGCAGCTGCCTGTCATAGCGGGCTTGATACTCGGATCAGTCGTAGACAGAATGCAGCAACCGTCAAATTTAAAAGACCCCACAGGAACGTTGCCGTTCTTATCTGCGGGGCCACAAGCCATATCGGTCAGCTCAACACTGTGATTCTTCGTACCATCGCGGGTAAAAATATCTACAGGATCGCTAAACTTTGTCCAAATCAAACCATCAACACGCAAATACTCCCGTTCAATACCGGTGCCGTCATCCTTAACGATCCAGCGAGGATTACAAGATTCAGGGATAACACCATAAGCTTGACCAGCATAGACGTATTTCACGTCTTTATCGGTGATTCGCAATTCATGTTCATGTCCTTTAAAATCCTTATCTTCCTCGTCAAGTTCATCTACAACATAACCAAGGATCGGCGTATTACAGATTGTCGGTACTGCTTTGTTGATCGCGTCTTTTGTAAAACTTGTCTTATTGAGGTTTGCTCCAGTGTGCATTACATCAATGCTGACATCAATGAAGCGAAAATCAGAAGATTCGTATTCGCCCTTCTTAATAAAAGAAACCGGATATCGTTGATTCATTCTGTTTTCACCTCCTCGTCAGCAAAATAAAAGCCCTGGCGAATCGCAACCTGCAACTCAGCCAGAGCATTTTCAAACACAGAATCGTATACAAAAACATACTTGTTTGTTGGGTCTATTCGTAGCATCAGAGCGCCACGGTCGGTCAGGAACTTTGCCATCCCGGCGGAGTGTGCTCCGTGTACGATAACTTCATAAATCTCCTGACTCATCTTATGCCTCCTGTCTATCAGCGCTTACATTGCCAGCATCAGACAGGCCCTCGCCCTTACTTGCGTTTGTTGGGCGGCCACCTTCATCCCCGGCGGAACCGGACTGAGTATTGGAGCTCTTGAGCGGTGTTTCACCAGCACTAAGTCCCAGGATTTCATTTTCAAGATAAGTCATGTTCTCATAATCGCTGCCCGCATAACCAGTAGTTGCAAGAGCGGCGGTTCGAGTCGGCATACCATAGGTGGCATCCTTGAGATATCTTTCATGCATCTCAGTCACGTTATAATGAGTGACTGGTAGGAAGTTTAGGCGGAACTTATAAGAACTGGAAACGCTCTTCAGCTTGCGATTGATCCAGCGTTCCAACTGTCGCATCACTGCAAACACGATCTCCTGGTCATTCACAGTACACAGCTGCAGGGTAGTAGCAGAAGGATCTTCGCCACCGCCGAACAGATTCTTATTCACGCCAGCGCCTGTAAAGAATGTGGCCTCAGCATTTGCGACCTCTTTAGAGTCACTGTTCACGCCGCTCTTTTCAAAGTTCCAGCTGCTGATCTTCATGGGAGTAAGAATTGCGCCAATATTCGGCGGCAGTACATTACTCATCATGTCATAGAACTCTTTTGCTGTATCATAGTCAATCAGGAAAGAGCCGTCAGCATCATTCACTGGGATCTCCATTGCCAGCGCCTTATAGTTATTGGTCTCACTCGCGTTTTTACTGATGGCACGGTAGTCTTCAATATCGGCAAGCGCACTAAACAAACTCACAAACGGGGGAATGGGGATATAATCGTGCTCGTTTACTTTAATGCAGATGGACTTGGAACTGTCCAGCTCCTGCCACTTGTAGTTCTGCGAGTCAGCCTTATATTGGTTATACATCGTCTCAAACTCCGGCGGATAGTTGGGCAGCTTGTCTTTGTTGGAATCAAAGTAAGAAAAATCAAAAGCAAAATTATAAACGCCGTCTTCAATGCTGCTTATTTTACAATAGTCGGCATCAAGATTTTGGAAAGCAAAACTGTCATTTGTCTCCCACGCATAGCCATAGTAAACATCATCGCGGAATGCAATTGTCAGTATCTTCGTAGCTTCGTGCGGGATATTCATCAGCTCAACTGCTGTTACAGCGGAATAATATGCTTTCTTAAATTTATTGGCGTTAATTGTTTTAGAGCGATCAAGTCCATACGGAGAGATTGTGTAAGAGTATGTAGACATATTCGCAAAATACTGAATCAGTCGGCGATAGTAATTTGAAATATTGAATAGATATTTACTCATATTTCGTAGCTGCTTCTCATAGTTGGCTGGGTTGCCAAGATAGGTTACGATCTGATTTTTCGTATATTTTGTATATGTTGGATTTGTGTCGGTACTCGATGCTAGATTACGGATACCGATATGTGACAGGTTCGCATAAACGCCATTGACAAGATCCTGATATGTTACATAAGAGGTCTTACCATCTTTGGCATTTGTTACGCGGACCTTTTTCTGCATTTTATCTTCAGCCATTACAGTCCTCCCTTCTTTAATACAGGCGCTCTAAAGTTAAACGTGAGCGAAGTTGGCTTTTTATTCTTCTTCTCCATGCTTCGTTCAACTTGCTGCGCAATGTAATAGTTGTAAGACAGGGAAGAGTAGCGGTCTTTACGGCAGCCGGATTTCTCCTTGACTTTGATAACGTTATTCACGGTTTCGTAGCCCAGATTTACAAGTTCGTTTACAGCAAGACCAGTATTGATATATGGCATCTGTAGTGCGGCTCGTTCAGTAGGCGACATTTTATCATAGCCTTTATAGATTTTGCGCAACTGGTCTTCACATCCGTACTCACTCTGAAGCAGATGGATACGTCCTTGCTGGAAACCGCTGCGTAATCCAATGGCTACATCACTGTTAAACTGAGAGCTGCCCATAATTGCCTAGATGACTTTTTTGGCATTTTTGTCAGAACAGCGAGATGCGATTTCTTGATTGTTACAGCAGCTGATCGCAGGATATGTTTCGCCTGTTTCTGGGTCATACATATCGCGCATCAACAGGTCAACCAGAGGCAATCCAACACCTCTACAGTCAACCCCGATATAATCACAGTTGAAATAATCGAAATACCGTCGCAGTTTTAGTGCTTGGTCTTGCGCACTCATACCTTCAACGTTCTCTGAATAGACAAAGTTGCTGGTATAGCGCCCTGATTTATTCGGCAGCATACAGTTCAAGAATATACTGGTTGCGTCGTTGTCGTTTTTGCGACTGCTCATCAATGCAATATCGGCAGTAAGAATTCGCACTTCACCATTTTTCTTTTTCGGCACATCCATAGCAGCTTGATTAAGTAAAAGATTCGGTGCGTAAAACGCCTTTTCAATGACGCGCGTTTTGTTGATGTCATCAAATTGGAATAGCCCACCTTCGGTAGCACCAAGCCACTTACATTCGTTCTCCATTGCAAATGTCAAATCAGAAAAACTGGATTCACTCATTTCATCTTCTACAGCCTCCTTCAACAGCAAGCCGCTTTTGATTGACATCTGATACGGAAATGATACGCAGAAATATTTTTTATTAAAGTCGATCATATTTACGAAGTAGTCCTGACATTTTTCATAGCTCCAATGGTTTTGGAACCAAGCAGAACTTAGATAGAATTCTTTATTTCGCTCTGCAAGATGTGCATATTGTGGCTTGTCCAAATACCCAGGGTGACGAACAATATTCAGGAACTTCTTCAAGATCAAATCGATAACATCTTTAGAGAGTAATCTATATTCATCACAGATGAGAAGCGTAGCTCGACTACCACGACTACTATCTGTGGCAGTGACTACTTTGATATAGCTGCCGTTCTTAAATATAATCTCTGCTTTCTGATTGTTGATATCGACCTTTTTGATTTCAGAGCGTAGAAGGGGACTGTTGGGGTAGATCTCCTTCATTATCTTTTCATCCAAAATACTGATAGATTGGCTTCTTACTTTACAGGCGATACAAACCTTGGAACCAGGCCATAGAATACATGTAATCACACAGAAAACTGCGGTTAGAAACGACTTACCAAGGCCGCGAGCAGCAATGAAGCAGAAGCCGGTGCATCTCACCATCAAAAACAATAGTAGCTCTTGGAATGGCTTCAATGTCAGGTTTAAATAGTCTTTTGCAAACCGCTGAGGATTCGCTCTATAGAATGATGCCCTCATGGCAACTGCGTTCATTATTTTTTCTGATTTTGTATTCGCTACTTCCTTATCTGTTAATTTCTCTTTACTCATGCGGAACCACCGCCTTCGCCAATACCGAAAATAGTTTCGCGGAGGCTAGTATCTGTGGCATCGTCCTCATTTGTCTCTGGTTTATGAGCAGTATATCGTTCAAACTCTTCGTCAAATTCGTCTTGATATGGATTCTTCAAGTTGAACATCTTAAGCAACGTACCCAGCACCCACACTCTAAAATACTTACCGATACCATCAACGTCCTGCCACTCTGGCGACGGTTCTGGAATCGGCTCTTCCTCTTCCTATTTCTGAATCAGCGTGCCAAAAGTATTCGTTTCAGCCAATGCGTTATCGTTCGTCTGATTCGGTTTGATCTGAGCGGACCCCATCAGGTTCTGCAGGTTGTCGTTTGCTTCTTTTATTTTCTTTGTGTCGCCAGTGGCATCAGCCTTATCGCAATTAAGTTCTGCCTTTGCAATGCGTTTGAACAGAATTTCTTGTGCGGCCGTCTTACATTCATGTCTAGTGATAAGATTTTGATAGTGCTCATCAAGGAATAAATAATCTTTTTCATCCAGACCAGTACCCCAGAATTTTCTCATCTTCAGAGTGACCTTTGTCCCCTTTGTATCACCGGCAGCCAAAGCGTCTTTTTTCTTCTGGTCGATCACATCGTCATAAGATTTATCTGCATACTGACGTATATTAAGCCGTCCCATATAGGTGTTAATTTTTAAAGCAGATGCCACAGAATGTTCTGAAGCGTCAAGCAATTTATCATTTACATAGGTATCGAACATCATAGCCAGACGGTCAATCGCTTCATCTTCATCGTTATACTTCTTAACATAAAACTCAAACATCTTCTCACGGCACTCATTGCACCACGGGAGGTATCCGTCGTTACCAATAAACCATTGACTCTTCGTTTTTGAGAAATTACCTTTGCGCACGTCATAGATTTTTCCACAACACATACATTTGCCACCACTCCAAGAGGGCGGAACCTTGATACGAGGCTGTTTCTTATCTGCGGCAACTCTGGCCATAGCCAATCACCACCGTTCCATCGTCCATCATATCATCGAAGCGATATTTGATCTGATCCTATAGTTTTAAAACTTCATTCAGTTTTTTCGTCTTGCGGAATTTTGTATATACAGAGCCAGTTACCGGGTGCTCTCCAATCTCTTCGTAAAAAATTCCCATAGCGCGAACAAACAGTGCTGTCCGTCTGGAATAGCAGTAGAAGTAATCGCCTCCTAAATCTTTGTGATATTTTTCTTCCATCTCTAATTTGGAACCCTCCTTTTTAATTTATTTTTGTGGGTACAGGTATGCGAGTCGAACGCATCCAAACACAGCTTATGAGGCTGGTCAGCACACCGGCGCTGTCACCTGCGACATATAAAAATGCCCCAGGCCGTAGCCCAGGGCATCAAAATCTCTATTAAATTACTATCTTTGCTGGCTTCTCCAGCTTGACATCGTACAGACATTCAAGGCCGCTGTCATCGATTACAGCCACTGCCTGTTGCGGCACATCATTCTTGCGCAGTCCAATTGCATAGGAATCGCTGCCACAAACGCAGCCGCTCTCAATAACCTTCGTACCATGCACCGTTGTCATGCCGTTTGTGTGGCGGTGACCAAGGAACACCATGTCGATTGGCTGCTTCACCATCAGTGTTAGGTGCTCAACGACGTTAGCAGGGGAGTCCTTATCTCCATGTGCGTACATCACAAGACTATTCCTAGCCTTAAAGCCACCAAAGGTCGGATCGAGCTTCTCTGTTTTAATATCAATGCCAGCCAGATTTTGCAGTCGTGCCTTCATATAGAACGGAATCAGTGCTTCAAGTTCGTCACCTGCTACCTGATCCTCTTTGCTGGGGAATACTCGTGAATGATTGCCACTCACAGAATACACGTCAATATGCTGGCATACCTCGTACAGTGTAGCAACAAAATTACTTACCAGCTCTGCAGCAGTCATAACCTGCTCAATGCTGTTTTCATTGTTCTGCACGCGGGTATTAACATGGATATGCCCATTGATCAGGTCACCCAACAGCAACACATGAATCTTTTTAGCTGTATGTCGCGCTACGATATTGAATACCTGTGCAGCATAACTCTCAAGCCGAGCTTTCAAGATATCTTTGTTGAACTTATTCCACGCCGAATCAATACCCGCGCCAGCGTGTAAATCAGACAAGCACACAATCACATCGTGACCGCTGTCTTCGTACTGCACAACATTCAGAAAATTGTCAGGGTTATACGGAGCAACGTTCTTCAGAATCAATTCCTTAATGGATTCGGCACGAGCAACATCGCGATACACCTTGTTTGCTGCATTGCGTTCATCTTGTAATTTGATCTTTTCAATCTTCAGTCGCTGTAGTTCATCCTGGATCGTTTCTTCGTTGGCGTGATCAATAGCGTAGTCATAACCAGCTTTCCACGACTTATAGGTCTTGCGGTATCTGCATTCGCCATAGTCTGAGCCGGTCGCTTCATTTAGCAGTTCTGCTGCCTGATCCTAGGTCAGCTTACGTTCGCTGCATGCCTCACCAATCCGCATCATATATTCATCAAAGGTCTCGCCGTTCGCTTTCTTAAATTCGTCCATGCGCCACCTCAGATCTCAAAATTGGTGTTGGTACGCTGGGTGCGGTTCAGTTCGCGTAGCGCCTCTTCTGCCTCGGGATTGCCAGGCAGCTGAGTCAGCACAGACTTGATTTCCTCCGCATACCAGTGATGAACGGTACGAGTGATATGGACACCGGGAATAACCTTACGCAGATACTCTGCCTCACGCTTAGTAATTTCAACCATTATAATAAATCTCCTTTGTAATTTATAATCGAAAGGGAAATATACAACACCCTTTCATATATTAAGAACTTAAAGTTCATTTCGGTCGTTTGTTTCGATTCGCATTCTTTTTCGCTAGACGTGCCTGTTCTTTCTTTGCCGCACATCCTTTGCAATATCTGCTGGCATTTGGCTTTTCTGAGTGATACTGTTCGCCACACACGATGCAATAACATTCCTTCGGGTCAAATAGCTCTCGCACTATGGCGCTTAAATTCAGCCGATTGTTTTCAAGCGTCACATTGAACGTGTACGCAATCGTGTCATTCTTATCAAGGGCAAAATTTGGGTACTGGTATAAGCATCCAATGTCGTCAGTGCCGGTTCTGTTCAGCAGGTGATAGTCGTCAGAGATCTCCTTCATGCCCCGCACTGTATTATAGCCGTCATCCTAGTTCTCCCCAGCGCAATACATAATCTCTGTCTGTTCTTCAAAACAGCCACCAAAACGTTTCATCTTAAACTCGGTGTCCAAGGCAAAGGTGTCACTTCCGTACAGTCGGCAGAAGAATATCACCCCAAACAGAACACGTAATTGTGCGTAATTGATATGATACTTTCGGCGCGCCTCTGTAATATAGTCCAGATCTTTCTGATAAAGCACAACCTGACGTACATCAAGTATGGGCGCGTTATTTTTGCGGCCTCTGTTGAACATCTGGATCAAGTGGCTACGATCATAGCTGACAGACTCAGGATTTTTCATCCGCTCATAATAAATGGTAGCGCATTCAATAGGGGAGAGGGAGGTTCGCTTCAGCAGGTTTCGCAGCATCAGATTTGACTCGTGATAGTCCTGCCAATGATCGAGCAACATATTTTCATTACAGTAGAAAGTTGTATATGCCATTTAATCACCGTTACCATCAACCGCTTCGTGGACATATTCCGAAATACGCTCGAACTCCGCATAATCAAAATACATCTCGCCACAATCGCCGCATACCATCGCTGTGATATCCGGCACATGAACCATCTGATTTTTATAGGTAAATTCGTGCTCCAGTCCAGTCTGCTTTGTCAACATGCCGCCGCAGGTGGGGCATTTAGTGATTTTTTGCGGTGTTTTTGTTTTCTTCTTAAACCAACCCATATTATTTCACCCTCGCTTCATAGATTTTTGGCTCAGCCAGACTATATCGCTGGCCAAGGTATTCGTACTCGCCGTTTGGATCATGCACTGGCAGCTGCACAGGGACGGGTTTGATATTTTCGACAACACCAGCGCCGGCCATGTGCCACAAGAACTTCTTGAATTTATTGGGATACTTTTCATAGCAAAGCACTACAAGAATATTCGCCAGCTCTCTCACATCAGGACACACCAGCTTGCACTTGTTACGGTAGACATTGTAGATCGCCTGCCAGTTCGTTTCATATGTCTTGGCCTCTTCTTTGGTAATACGCGACTCGATGTCCTTATGATATAATTGCCAGTTGCGGCATTTCTTTTCGAACTCAAGCTGTTCCTTGCGGCACTTGTTGAAGTCCAAGAAAATGGCTTCGATCTCATCAAAGACTGCCTGGTCATAGGAGACCTCTGGATCGTACATGATATGCCAATCAAAGCTGCCTGCGGGCTCTTTGCGCCACCGCACACCGCGCTCCCAACGCTCCAGACTCATGCAAAGCAGGTACATGTTGCTATGTGCCTTGCTGAGATTATGTAAACGTGCGTAGTAAGGACCTGCATACTTCATAAAGTAGGGCAGGGGACGACCATAAGCTGCTACATTACGCGGAATCGGATATAGAACACCTGTTTTAGCATAATCGATAGCTTTTCCGTTACAGATGCTCAAAAGCGAAATATTATCGTGATAGAGCTTCTTGGTCTTTTCCATGGTCGGAACCTTATTATGGTATGCAGTTGCGTAGTTTGAAATCTCACCAATAGAACTCTTCAATCCACGAATGGTGCAGGCAACTTTGTTCTTCACAATATCACATTCAGCTAACGCAGTGATCTTATCTTCAACATCGAGTGTGATGGGGATATTATCAGGAACACCACTCATCATCAGTGGATTATCGATGATTAAAACCAGGTCACCGTCAAAATCAGAACCATTGAGTCTGGAAGCCACGATGGATTTGATATTCACCATAGCAACATTCTGAAGATGGCTGCAATATTTGCGGGTGTATTCGTTGTCTACGGCTTTGGCCTTTACATGTTCTGCAACAGAGATATGGGGATTGCGCTCAATTAAGCGGTCTCCCTCCATCACACCACGACGATCAAAGCTGTAGAACTCACCGTCTTCAAGGCAGCCAGTCACAGGAAGGCCACCAATGTGCTGTAACAGTGCAATAAGGTCAGGGGCCCAGAACTTAAAAGTAGCATTCATCCAAAGCCGACCGCACTTCATCTCATTGCGATATTTATCAAGTAGCGAGTGAATATAATCTTTGATTGCCGGCTCTTTTACCATCACTGGGTTACGCAGGGCAGCAGCCATGTAATGATTCATCGGGTCGTTGTTCTCAGCAAGTAAACCAAGGAAGCAGTATGTATAAATCGGGTCGCCTTTGACAATATTCTGATACCAGGTAATGCTGTCGTCAGCTAGATGCTTAAAAGACTCATTGTCGAGCTGTAGATCTTGAATGACCTGATAGTTGCTACGGGTGGAAAGCGGTTCTTGTTCAAGCGTAAAGTTCCATTTAGCTACACCAAGGCAGTTATCGTACTTCTTGAAAAGTTCCCAGTATCTCTCCCAGTCAGAATATGTACCAGTTTTCTTGAAATATTTGAGACCCTTGTACATTGAAGCAGTAATAATAATCATTGGTTCGCTGCCAGGTGTTACATCATATTCCATGCCCCAAATGTCCTTGATTTTTGTAACGCCATTCTCTTCAAAAAAACGCTCGTAATCAATCTCGTGTAAGCAACCCTTGATATATGGAGCACGCAGAATCAAGCTGTTCATCCGTTCAGAAGTGCCGATACGCTTTTCAAATTCGCGCATGATACTTGGGTGGCAGATTCCAGCGCCATCAAAGGCGTTGATATCAATGTCAACTGTTTTTGTGGCGATATCTTTCTGAGTCCAGGTGCGTTCTTTGCCTGTTTTACGGTCATTAAACGTCACAGTCTTGTCTACTAGGTACTCGATCCACTGATTCTTGATCGTTGTCATATAATCTGGAACAACAATCATTTTTGGGTACCAGTTCTCCAGGCAATGGCAGCTGCTCAGCATCAAACCACGATAAGCATAGTACTTGCTCAGGACGGTTGGTGTCTCAGAAAAATCCAGCTCCATACTTACACGGCGGTCGAGTTCATGGTAGATATGTCGCTCAACAAAACTTAACATACTCTGACGGACCATACTTGCACTACGTTCACAGAACAGATATTTTTGGCCATTAAATTTGAATCCGTACTCTACTAAATGATCGATAGCATCAGGGTGGTTCTGACCGCCTGTTGCATCAACAAAGATAATAAAGCGCTGGAATTTATTCTAGTCGTCGGAAATGAGCCGAATCTGTCTGAACAACATATCGTCGCCCTGTAAGACCTTATACTGATCCATCTCTTCTGGTGTCAGTTTAAAATTATAGTTATGAGAAACGATATAATTCAAGTTAAATTTTAGTACGCTATATAATGGTGGACTAAACAAATAATATCACTCCTCAATGAATCAAATTATTCCAGTGGTCATTAAAGTGGTCATCGCCGTCATCTTCGCCATCGCTGCCACCCATATCATCATCGCCATACATGATCTCATCGTAGGCCGCCAGACACTTGCTGATAAACACAACCAAAATGGGCGTAACCACCAGGGCAGTAAAGAGCACACGTCCTAGAATCTGATATGTAAGCACAAATACAACAAGCATTTCTGCGATAGTAAACATCCAATCAACAAAGTCAACGGAACTTAAAACACCAGCGATAAGTACCATCAGCGGAATAGAGTTAACGCGGATCTCCTGAATATCGTCTCGCTCTGTATCGTTCTCTCCGCCCGGCTTCTTAGGCTCTTTGTCCATACTATTGTGTACCTCCTTAGTCCTCGTCGTCGTCCCACATTGTGCGCCGCTTCCGCCGCTCTGATTGCCGCTGGCGTTCGCCGCTTTCCTGAGCCTTCTCAACTTCCTGCAAAAACTGATTCTCAATCATACGCTGTTTGCGGGCGTTACGCATATAGCTGCTCTTAGACACCTTATCACGCTTGCGATCACTCATCGTCGCCGTCCTCCTCATCATAACCATAATCATCTGGGCAGTACATCTCATGGAATAAATATCGTGTCAAAGAAGGGGACATAGGCGTGCCGTCTTCCATCCATAACGTATCATAAAGTGATGCATTGCCGATCAGTTCCTGCTATTCTGCATATACCTGAATCGCGTCAAGGATATCCTCGTAAGTTACATCATAATCGCGCACAGCATCAGCTACGGCAAATCCAATATTATAAATATCCTGTTTTGAAAAGTCGTTTTCTTTCATATAGTTCCTCCTTATATCAGCGGCTCACAAATACATGGTCCTGTTAGTAAATCTATTTTATGTTCAAGTTCTGCGATCCGAGTTTGTAATTGATCAATCGCAGTTTGATACGAGGTTGTTGTTGCTCTTATAGTATCTATACGTTCTACTGCAAAATGCGACAGAGTATTTGCTTCATCGACTTTGATAATCGCATGGTTTACTGTATCGTGCATAGAAAATAAATGATTATCTATTTCTTCAACTCTTACAGTTAGCTCTTGTTCATCCAATATTTTCATCTCCTTTACAATAGACTTTCACAATAATATTCACTATTTGTATTGATATCTCCATTTATCAGTTTAAGATATCGTCTGTACATCTGTTCAGCATAAGGCCCAGCAATTTCGAATTCAAATCCGTTATTTAATAAGAAAAGTCTTACTTTCCTTTTAACTACAAACGTTTCATCTGGTTCTCCATAGCGGCAAACCGTCATATCGTCTTCGTCTATTTGAAATCTGAAATTATCAAATTCTATTTTACAATCATTTTCAATTTCGATATGTAATTGTAGGGCTGCTTGTTGTTGTACTTCTTCACTGATATATTTTTTCATAATAGACTCTCACAGTAACACTCATTGTGAATAGATACACTGTATTCTTCTTTTGGAAAATTTTTCGATATATAGTCTTTGATAAGCTTTTGTAAAGTTTCATCAGTAACTATGGTGTTATAATCAACCCATTTGTCGAATTGAATAGTGTGATGTGAATTGCCATGATTTACAGTGTCTATGGTCGATCCATTTTCAAATTGAATTCGTACAGGCTGCTTCCAATCTGATGGATATATGTATATCTTATCATCGGGTATCAATAATTGATTGTTCATATCGTGCCTCATAATAGTGATTCGCAGACACACTCGTTTTCTGCCTCGACAACATTAGGAATTGCAATCGTCCACAGTGTGTCGTGTCCCATTCCATAGTATTTTACTTCCGCTTGAACTTCACGCTGGTTACCATTTGCGTCAATGTAAGATACGATTTCGTTTGTGGTTCGCAGTGGTTTATCGCTTGGCAGAGTCCATGTGAATCCATCTTTCGCCCAGTCAAAAGTAAACTCGCCACTGTTGATATCATCGGGATATCTGTACTTACACCATCGCAGCGTGCGATCATCATGCAGCGTATCAAATCTATCCATTGTTGGCACCTCTGTTATACCAAGCTGTCACACACGCATTCATCCCGCTGCACTTCTTGAGGCGCAGTTGGCGGTGTAAACGCAACCTCGCTCGAATCATATGTCATCAGAGAACAGGCATTGATTTGTACATTCGGAAAACACATGAGTTTAAAGCATCGGTCAATATCATCAACAACAAGTGGCTTATCCTCTAAGTGCAATCCACGATAATTATCGGGAGGACAAGTAGTTGTTATCACGTGAATACTGTATTCTCCGCGAGCTCTGCTTTGTAAATCTACTATAAGGCATTGATGATCAACCCTATACCCATAATATTGAATATCAAGATTCCTGGCGATTTCCTTGATATAGTCCTGTGCACATAATATAGCCGTCCCGCCCATCGGCACTAAGATGTTACAGTTGTTCTTGACAGCGTATTCGCAGATCGCATATGTACGTCCACCGCCTCGTGGCGTTAGTATTCTTTCCATATTTTGCCTCTCCTTTACAATAGCGGTCTGCACACACATTCACACTGTTGATCAGCCAGAGCATCATGGATTACATCGTCCAGACATTCGGGTGTGATGGAGAACTGCTGGAACAAGTCAAACTGATTATTGTTCATCAAATAGTTCATGGTGATCCGCCGCATTTTATTCTCTGAAATATACTTCGCATCCTCTTCACCATACAGCCGCGCAATCTCCTTGAAAAATTCAAAAGTATCGGTCAGCGCCAACCTATCGTCAAAATAGAATGTCGTATATTGTGCGCCGAATTTATCTTTATTGAATATATCCCAAAAATCTTCGGGTGATTTACAGATTGCGGTCTCCTTTCGATGCTTTTGCACAGTATCCATGCGTTCATACCAGTCGCACACTGTGTCATAGATTGATGGCCTTACGAATAAAACGCGCATTATTTCTTCTCCTTCTAAAACTGTTTTTGAGTTATGATATTGCGCTCCATATATCAACGTCCTGAGTTGGTTCCTTTTCTTATGGAGTCTAGCACCTGCTGCATTTGCTAAGGCTCTATATGTGTTGATCAAATTATTTATTCTGTCTGTCATAATAAGCTCTCGCATATATATTCGTTTTCTGATTCTGGATAGTAGGGGATTGGACAACTGTATTGAGCTACACGTCGATCTTCAGAGCAATTCCCTGGATGAAGTATATGTCGTGGATGAAAAGATAAGTCATGACCAAGCTCCCAGCGGAATCCTTGATAATCGAACCAGATAGTATCTTGATTTTTGCTTAGAGCATCATAGAGATTGTTCATCACTTTATCGATTGTCATATACTGTACCCTTTGTTACTCATACGACCTTCGGTATCATCAGGTTTGCGCCGCGCTCTTTTACGAACTTGTCGATGAAATACCGCTGACCCTTCTGTCATGTTTGTTCTCCTATGTATTTCTTGAATAACTCTACTATCTGTTCGAATTCCGCTTCTTTGTAACGGTCATACAAAGCTTTCGCTAAACCGTCAATCGCTTCATAGTTCCAGTCGCCAGTAGGAGAGATGTAATCCATTAGTCGTAAGCCGTCTATTCTTACTTTTATCATTCTGCTGCACCCCTTAGTCTAACAGGTCAGCCAGTTGTGCGGTCTCGCTGCGTTCTGTCTTGTTCAGGTAGACATATCCAAAGTGTGGGTTGCCAGCCAGACACTGAATTGCCTTACGCATACCGCTGTTATTTTCAAACACGGCCTCGTCAGTCTGCTTCAGGTCACCATCAAGCCACAGCATAGATCCCTCACCAACACGGCCGAGTAGCAGCTGTACATGCTCTTTGGTCAGATTCTCAGCCTCTGAAACCATAATAATTGCGTTCTTGTAGTCGCGGCCACGAATAAATCCAAGGTGAGCTACTTCTACCTGCCCATTGTTGATCCAGTATTCCAAACCAGCCTCGCCGCCCAAGTGATTAGCCAGAGGGCCAGCAAAAGAAGCAGCGCCGAGCTTCTCTAGTAGGGTGCCGGGTAGTGCGCCCAACTCCTTGGTATTCTTGACTTCGATGTTATTGCGAATCCAGATCAGCTTCTCAACCTTGTGCTTCTCGATCATATCAATGGCAGAGGACACCATAAGCATTGTCTTGCCGCTACCGAATGTGCCAGCCAGCATTTTAACGGTAATATCATCGTTCTGCAGCATATCAAATGCGAGCTTCTGTTGGTCATTGAGCGGTTTTACGTCGCCAGTGAAGCGATTACTGATCTTCTTGTATTTGAGTGGTACATATTTTTTGCCATTCCATCGTAGCCAGCCTACCGCATTACCTGCCGGCATATCATCGTCTACTGTGTCTGGATCACGAACAATCAGATAGCCATTCACTGGAGTGTCAAACAGATTCTGATATGTATAGCCTTCATCGTGGGTCTGATATGCCATCGCCATGGCTTCCTCGCCGCCTTCATCAAGAGTGACTTCGGTCTAGCCAGTGTAGTTATTGTTGGCGCTTGCTGCTGCATCGGGATAGGTGAATTCGATCGGCAGATAAAGAATGCCGCTGGCAATATTGGCGCAACTTAGGTCGCTGGTTACGAACTTAAAAGAATCAATATTGGCCTGGATCTGTCGCTGTGCTTCCGGGAGTCCGGCTTCAATCGCGTCATCCAGATTGCGCTGCATCTCGTCCAGATACCAGCGGGCGGTTGCCATGATTGTCGCGTCGTTGTTATCACTGATCGGTTTGCCATCGAGAATGTAGAACAGGGAAGACATGGGGACTGCCACTACCATCATAAACGAAACAGCGGACGAGTTCGAGGAGCGGAAACGTAGTGGCGAATGGCCTGCACGAGAGATCGAAGAGAAAAATGGCAGCCCCAATTTCTTTTGTACCAATCTCTGCGGTCATCGCAAAACATGTGAACCGCTTCGGGATTGCATCAACAAACGGCCGTTTTATGCGGCAAAAGACCCAAACGTGGTCGGTATAGACGATTTGTTTTAAGGAGGATTCATGGAGCAAAACTATGTTGTATACCATTTGCACGACGATAAAGGTTCGCTCCTTGATTCTTGTACAAAATGGGAAGACTATGTTGATCTCGCTGCTTCTTACGGAATGAAAGCGATTGCTTCTACCAACCATGGTTACAACCTTAACTGGACTGAAAAGAAACAGTACGCAGAAAAGAAGGGGTTGAAGTTTATCGTTGGTTGCGAGGTGTATCTTACTTCTGAGATATATCACTATCCAGAGATTCCAGACGAGGTTTATGAATCTTATCAGGGATGGGACCCGCAGGAAGCACAAGAGGAAATCGGTAAAATGATGGATGCTGAACGCTATAAAGTTCGCGACAACTTCCATACGATTCTTCTTTGCAAAAATGCTCGTGGTGTTCTGGAGCTAAACAAAATAATGGGCACATCTTATGATGCTGATCACAAGTATTATAAGCCGCGCATTACTTTTGAAGAGTTCTTTGGTCTGTCTGATAACATCATCAAAATCTCTGCCTGTCTGGCAAGTCCACTTCGTAAATACACATCAGAATGTGATGGATTTCGTCAGGAGGTCTATGACAAACTATGCGAGACTTATGACTATTATGAGATTCAGTATCACGATTGTGACGATCAAAAGGAATATAACCAGTATCTCTGGGAGCTTTCTAAGAAATATCACAAACCACTGATTGCTGCAACTGATACCCATAGTCTGAATGCGTATAAAGCAGAGTGCCGTAAGATCCTTATGATGGGCAAGGGAATCGAATTCACTGGCGAAGACGAGTTTGATTTAACTTTCAAATCTTACAATGAACTGGTCGATGCGTTCACTGTGCAAGATGCGCTCCCTCGTGAAGTCTGGATGGAGGCAATCGAGAATACGAATCGGATGGCCGATAGTGTTAATGATTTCACTCTGAGCACAAAGGCGCGGTATCCCATTTTGACCGGAACCTCTGAATCAGATGCCAAGGTTTATATCAAGCGGACCCATGATATGCTGAACGACAAAATTCATCGCGGTATCATTCCTGAATATGAAGTCGCACAGTTTAAGGCAGATGTTGAAGAAGAGCTTACGGTCTTCAAGAAAACCAACATGCTGGGCTTTATGCTTTCTATGAGCGACCTGATGATTTGGGGCAAAAATGAAGGCATTCCATTCGGACCAAGTCGTGGTTCTGTTGCAGGTTCCCGGTGTGCATTCGTTACAGACATTATCGATGTTGACCCGGCTCGCTGGAATCTGGTGTTCTCGCGCTTCTGTAATGAAAACCGTGTTGAGATTGGTGATATTGATATCGATGTGCCGGATGCTTATCGTCCCATGATTTACAACCACATCTTTGAATCGTTCGGCCGCGAGAAATGTGCATACGTTCTGGCTATGGGTACTCTGGCAGGGAAAGCGACAATCGACGAGATTGGACGAGCCCTTGCTAAAGTCTGGAAGCGAGAAAACACAGATGTAGATGAATCCAAGAATCCTTATTCCCTTGATCGAATCGCAAAAGTGAAAAAGGAATACGATGCCAGCGCTGAAAAGTGCCGTGCAGACCATCCTGATATCTTCTACTATTTCGATGGATTGCAGGGGACAATTGTATCGCTGTCTCATCATCCGGCCGGCGTTATCATCGCTCCATTCGACCTCTATAAAAGGTATGGTGTTTTCCAAGATAAAGACGGTCTGCCTATTCTGTGTCTTGACATGGAAGCGTCTCATGCAGTCGGTCTGGCAAAGTACGATATCCTTGGTCTTGATACAGTGTCTGTTATTGATAAGACCTGTAAGCTGGCTGATATTTCGTACCCGCACACTTGGGAAATGGATTTCGATGACCAGGCAGTTTGGGCAGATATGAAAACGTCTCCGGTTGGTATTTTCCAGTTTGTTGAAGATTTCGCTTTTGATTCGCTCAAAAAATACGATGTTCACAGCATTGCAGATTTGAGCTTGGTCACAGCAGCCATTCGACCCGGCGGCGCTTCTTACAGAGACAAGCTCTTCCGGCATGAAGCAAATCACAACCCGTCGCCTGAAATCGACGAACTGCTAAAAGATAGCTTGGGCTGGCTTGTCTTTCAGGAACAGACCATTGCATTCCTCCAGCAGTTCTGTGATATGAGCGGCGGTGATGCAGATAGTGTTCGTCGTGCAATTGGTCATAAAAACAAGGCGGAGTTGGATGCGGCAATGCCTCGTATCCTGAATGGTTATTGTAATCACTCAACAAAGTCAAGAGAAACAGCTGAGACAGAAGCAAAGGAATTCTTGCAGGTTATCGAGAACTCGGCCTCTTATCAGTTTGGTTTAAACCATGCTACCGGGTACTCGATTCTTACATATTATTGTGCGTATTATCGCTATTACTACACCCACGAATTTGTAACGGCACTTCTGAACACTGCTGACACGCAAGAAAAAATCGTCAATGCGACCAAGCTTGCGAATGAGCGTGGCATCCAGATCATGCCGATCAAGTTCCGCCATTCCCGAGATGAATATGTCTACGATAAGACAGATAAGAAAATCTATCAGGGAATGGAGTCTATCAAGTATCTGAACAAACGGCTCAGTCGGGAGTTTTATAAGCTCCGCAATGATAAGTTCAGTTCCTTCATTGATCTGCTTATGGTGAACAAAATGAAGAAAATCGCGGACAGTAGCCAGCTTAAAATTCTTATTAAGCTTGACTTCTTTTCGGAGTTTGGGAACCCCAATCAGCTTCTTGCCCAGGTGGATATCTTTAATAAATACTTCGGAGCAAAGCAGCTTAACAAGATTGACATGGATCGGTTCTTCTCTCATGACACAATGCTTCATTTGTGCGAAAAAGAGACTGAGAAAAAATATGTCAATGTGGATTGGCTTGGTATTGTTCGGAATTTGGCGAGAGAAACAGAAGATATCAAAACTTCAATTACAGACCGCATCCAATATGAAGCTGATTGCCTTGGCTACATCCAGCTTACAATGCCGAAGCTCAAAGATTCTTACATCTACGTCTTGGATATTGATGGTAAGTTCGCCAATAAAACTGTAAGCGCCTACGTCCTCAAAACCGGTCAACAGCGTCGGCTTAAGGTGAAAGGCCGCACCCTGGAAGCTGCCCCAATCGAGAAAGGCGACATCCTTCGCATTGATGAAGAGCGGGATGAAGGCCGCTGGTCAAAGGACGAGCAAGGCCAGTGGGTTCAATCCAAGACCGACAAAGAAACGATTCTTCGTAAATACGTTCATGTGCGGTGAAAGGAGGTGACAAAGTGACATATAACGAAATCACTCAGATCCTCAAGTCAATGGTGATTATTGTTGATGACCGCGAAAAGGATACTCCACTTCTGCATCAGCGTCTCTCGTCGTTCCCGTGTGCTTATATGCGTAAGCGGCTGGACTTTGGTGACTATAGTGCTGAAGTAACACTGCCCAATGGCGAAAAATTCTCGTTGGCAGATAAGGTGACCATTGAAAGAAAGAATTCCATAGATGAAATCTGCGGCAACTTCACAACGAATCGAATTCGGTTCGCTAAAGAGTTCGACAGAGCGGCAGCAGCCGGAGCAAAAACTTACATACTGATTGAAAACGGTTCATGGGAAAAGATCAATCGCGGTGCATATCGCAGTAAGATGACACCTGCTTCATTGCTGGGCAGTCTCACCACATGGCTTGCTCGATATAACAGTCAGATCATTTTTTGTGAGCCAGATACCACATCATGGCTGATTCATGCGTTTCTTCTCCACGAAATGCGTGAAGCGCTGACCCATTATGAACTACCGCAAAAAACCAAGAGAACAAGAAAGGGGACTGAAGATGACATCATCACTTGATTTTGAAGGTGAGCTGATTCTGGACGGTGTCCTGCTAGACAAGCTGGAAACACTGACAAAAAAGCTTCAGAAGGCCACAAAAAAGACCGACAAGGCAACAATCTTGTTAGATGCCAAGAACGAGATTGGTGAGAATCCATTGTTTTTCTTCCTTGATTTCATTCTCGATCCGCAGATCACAACAGGGATCTCTAAGGCCAAGATCAACAAAAAGGTGCAAATCGTGGATGAATTTCCACACACTTTCCAAGATATCTGCTTATTCCTGGCGGAGTGCAACACCGGCTCTGACATGGCTTTGTCAATGGCAGCCAGTTATATCTACTGGAATGCTTCACATAAAGATTTTCTGATTCGAGTGTTCACTAAGAAATTGCCTCTGGGTGTTGAAGCTGCTACGGTCAATAAGATTTTTGGCAAAGTGGTCATTCCGGTCTGGGAAGTCCAGCAAGGATATCCTATCGATAAAGTCAAACTCAAGCCGGGCACCTGGTTCAGTCTCAGCCGCAAGATGAATGGTAACCGGGGCACCTTCTACCGTGGCAAGTTCATTTCTCGTCAGGGACAAGAGTTTACCGGCCTCGACCATATTAAGGACGACATCATCAAAGAGCTTGGTGATGAATCGCTGATTGATGAATACGTCTACGATGGCGAGCTAGTATACCGTAATAGCAGAGGGCTATCAGACGGCGAGGCATTTCGGGTTGGCACTGGTATGTTAAACTCGGATGGAGATAAAAGCCAGATCAAGTTCGTTGTGTTTGATTTGATTCCTACTGATGAGTTTGAGAACGGCAAAGGCAGCCTTCCTTATGAAGATGGTTCTTTTGTTACGCCATATAAACTCCGTCGTAAATGGCTTGAAGATTTAGCCGTTACGATCGAGCAGAAAGGGCTCAAAAATATCCAGGTCGTGCCGATGGTCTACGAAGGTACTGATCAAAGTGTGATTCCTCAGTGGCTCGATTATGCAGTCAAACATGATTGGGAAGGGCTCATGCTTAATACATCGGTTCCTTATAAGCGGGCGCGTCACACTGGCTGTCTTAAAATCAAGCGTTTTTATACTGTTGATCTTCGTGTCACTGCAATTGAAGAGGGTCAGAACCGTCTGGCTGGTACGATGGGCGCTTTGGTTGTTGACTACAAGGGCAACGAGCTTCGTGTTGGTTCCGGTTTTGATGATGCTACGAGAGCTACCGTGTGGGCGAATCAGGGTGATTACATCGGACGTATCATCGAATTAAAGTACAAAGAGGTCACAATGGATAAAAAGACCGGCCTTGAGTCCCTGCAATTCCCGACCTTTGTGCAATTCCGTGATGATAAGAACGAAGTAAGCTACGGCTAAGGAGAAAGTTATGAATCTTTCTAAGAAGTCCATTAAGCACATTCTTCGGATTTTGGACAACAAATGTATCGAGGTTCCTACGAAGACGTCCGCTTATAGCAGCGGTGGACGTAGAATTTTGACTCGTGATTTTGAGCCAAAGAAGTCACACGGAATGAATGGCTGGCAACGAATCGTCTATGTACCGTCCGAAGGATATTTCTACGGAATTTATAACGGAAAATCGGAAGAAGATTGGGATATTCCGGATATCTGGTCTCCTGCTCAGCTTACTGATTTGTGAGGTGTCTTATGGTTGATTTCAGTAAATTAGCCATCCCAAAGAAAGAACGGCTCGAAGTTCAACTTACCGACGGCACAGAAGAACACAATATCAACTACGTCATCACGTCTCTGGCTACGATCAAAGGCGATAAGATCTATAAAAACTTTCGTCTATATTCTGTGGCCGATGATGGCCAATTGACTCAGCTGGAAAAACGAGATGGCGACCCATATTTCGATGCTTTGAAAGGAACGGTGTATGAACAATGAGAAGTGGCTTTTTGAAAGGTATCGACAAGCATTACGAGAAATTACAATCGCCCAAAATCATTTTGAGTTTTGCGAGCCTGATTATATCGATTGCGCAATTGATGATCTCGTTCACGCTGAGAAAACTTTCGACCGAATCTTAAAGGAGATTCGCAATGAAAAATTGGACACGTCGATATCTAAGACTTAATTATCAAGATGAATCTCTCTGTTGGCGGCTTCGCTATGGAGAACGCTTCGAAATTGTCGCAGAACTGGATGAATTTTATTTCCTCTGGGCACATGGCACGATGATTGCATTCCCAAAGTATGGCAAGTACGTATATGACATTGAAACAGAGATCGTAAATACCGAATAAGGAGGGAGGTGAGGTCCCATGCGAGGGATCAATCAAAGAGAACTTGGCCGCAAAGAACGCGCCACAGCAGAATGCGAGCGTCAGATTCGGCGCTACGGATATGAATGTGGTGAGGTTATTACATATAAATTGTCACCCGAACAAATGAAACAGGTTTTGACAGGAAGAAAAACAGTGGATGATTTTATCAAGGAGGGGCAGTAAATGAAAGTCGAATTGATTTCGTATTCACAGCCGGTAAAGAAGGATGCAGACAAGAATCCGCTCAGTATCGCAGAGCTGGCAGCAAGTGTCTGTTACGATTCGCAGCCGACCGAGACTTATCGAATCGCAAAGGGATGCAAGGCAACCGGGCATCAGAGCGTGCTTGAACATATCAGTTTTACGTTTCATGTCACCGGTGTCAGTCGGGCGCTTCTGGCGCAGTTGAGCCGCCATCGGCATATCAGCTTATCAGTAAGGTCACAACGCTACACGGATGAGTCTGGGTTTAATTATGTTAATCCATTTGGTGAACAACATGGCGGCGACGTATTTGACGATATGATGAGCAATATCGCTAATGATTATAAGCTGCTCAAAAATCTCGGTGCTGCCAGTGAAGACGCTCGTGCTGTTCTGCCGAATGCCTGCTGTACTGAACTTTATGTTACCATTAACGCACGGTCACTGATTGAAATGAGCCACCTGCGGCTCTGCACTCGTGCCCAGCGTGAGATCCGTGGACTGTTTATGGCAATCAAATTCCAGGTTTCTCAGGTTTGCCCTGAACTCGGCGCATGGATGGTTCCGTCCTGTGAAGCTGATCCTAAATATCCGTTCTGTCCCGAGGGGAGCCGCTGCTGTGGCCGCCACCCGAAGCTGGCAGATGTTTATAAAACTATCGAGAAGTAAGGAGCGTACATATGAATAAGAAATCTGTTATGGATATCAATAATTGCGATATTCTGAATGAAAATGGTGTCCTACGTCTTGTCTACAATTTTAACAAATACACTCCTCCTATGATCATGGTTAGGGCAAAATCTTACCATGAGTTCAATAAAAGTGGTATGTTTCTGTTTGGTGCAAAAACATGGGCCACTTATATTGTACAGCTGAATATTGACGAGGAAGAACCCATTCTGCGCGGTCTATTGGCCGATATTTATCAGAATTATCACGACCTGTATGAGGAAGTCTTCCATGGAGCTGCTGAGGATGACGATGCCCCGGATTGTGACTGTGAAGATTGCTGCGACGATGATGGTATTATTGATTATCTGACTCTTACCGATACTGGCCGTATGAGTGAAAAGGGGCACCATATTGGCCGCTTTGACTTCGACAACCTTGCAAAGCTTGATACTGACACTCTTCATATCTTGGCGAAGGTTTGTGATATCAAAAATTCTGAAGCTATGGATCGTGGATTTCTGCTTTGGAATTTACACAATCAGGACATCGATATTGATGATCATTGTTATTGTGACGATGACACCGATGACGATGAGGACGATATCAACGAGTGCAACGGCGACTGTGAGAACTGTGAGTTCGTAGAGTTGGATGACCGATACGAAAAGGATGATGACAGCTGTGCCTGTGAGGAAGATGAACATCCTGACTGGCCGCACCCGATTAAAGATGATACCAATACACAGCCTGAAGCGCAGCAGTATGAGTATGTGAATGGTCCCGCTCATTATCATGGGACCGAGTGTATCGAGAATATGCGTAAGCTGTTTGGCGACGAGGCAGTTCGCTGGTTCTGTATTTGCAATGCCTACAAGTATCGCTTCCGTGATGGTTCTAAGCCCGGAGTGGCTGCAGAGCAGGACGAGGACAAGGCTCGTTGGTACGAAGATTATGCTGTGAAAATGATGGGCGAGCAGCGTTATTATTGATAAGGAGGTGATGGAATATGGAGTATGTAATCAAACGTAATGGCGTAAAAGCTCCGTTTGACAAGTCTAAGATCGTGAATGCAATCGAAAAGGCGATGATCACCACTCCAGGCGGTATTGATTCTCGTGTATCGAATGCAATTGCGGATCATATCGCTGAGATGCCGGACACTCTTTCTGTTGAGCAGATCCAGGATATCGTCATTGAGCAGCTGAAAGCAAGTCCTTTTGCTGATGTAGCTGAATCTTATAGCCACTGGCGAAAGCTCCGTCAGGAAATTCGTGACAAGGAAAAGACGAATGCCAGTATTCTTGAAATCATCGACGCTAAGAATGATGCGATCAATCAAGAGAACAGTAATAAGAACCCCACCGTGAACAGCGTTCAGCGCGACTATATGGCCGGTGAGGTATCAAAGGATCTAACCGCTCGTCTTCTGCTGGACCCTGAGATTGTTAAGGCACATGAAGATGGTTTGATTCACTTCCATGATGCAGATTATTTTGCTCAGCACATGCATAACTGCGATTTGGTCAACTTGGAGGATATGCTGCAGAACGGCACTGTTATTTCTGGTACTGGCATTGATAAACCACACAGCTTTTCCACCGCCTGCAACATTGCCACCCAGATCATTGCGCAGGTGGCATCCAACCAGTACGGCGGACAGAGCATTACGCTGTCTCATCTGGCTCCCTTTGTGGATGTCTCCCGCAAGAAGATTACAGCAGAAGTTCATAACGAATTCTATGAGATGCTTCAGAATGACGATATCGAAAAAATGCCCTCACAGGAAGCTATTGACCGTATTGTAAATCGTCGTCTAAGAGCTGAGATTTCTCGTGGTGTCCAGACCATCCAGTATCAGGTTATCACTCTTATGACAACCAACGGTCAGGCTCCTTTTATCACTGTGTTTATGTATCTGGACGAGGTTCCTGCCGGTCAGACTCGTGATGACTTAGCTGTCATTATCGAAGAGATGTTAAAACAGCGTATCAAAGGTGTCAAAAATGAAGTCGGTGTTTATGTTACTCCTGCATTCCCGAAGCTGATTTATGTTCTTGATGAGGATAATATCCATCCGGATTCTAAATATTATCACTTGACTGAGTTGGCAGCGCAGTGTACCGCAAAACGTATGGTTCCTGATTATATCTCTGCAAAGGTTATGAAAGAGCTCAAAGGCGGCGTGTGGACAAGTATGGGGTGCAGGAGCTTCCTTACTCCTGACCGAACTACTGAGAATGTGGCGAATGCAGGGAACTGGGTCAAGGGTCAGAAATACTATGGCCGCTTCAATCAGGGTGTTGTCACCATCAATCTGGTGGATGTAGCATGTAGCTCTGGTAGAGATATGAACGCATTCTGGAAAATCTTTGATGAACGTCTTGATCTTTGTCATCGTGCATTGCAGGCTCGTCATAAGCGGTTGCTCGGCACTATTTCTGATATGAGTCCTATTCATTGGCAGCATGGCGCACTGGCACGCCTGAAGAAGGGCGAGAAGATCGACAAGCTGCTCTTTGGCGGCTACTCCACCATCAGCCTGGGCTACGCTGGTCTGTATGAGTGCGTGAAGTATATGACCGGCAAGAGCCACACCGA